AATTCAAAAGAAAATGAAGCCTATTACTGTCAAGGACATGATTGAGTATCTGGGGACATTAGCTCCAGATTACGAGCTCCATTGCTTCAACGATGGAGAGCCTATCAGAGTTAAAGACTCTACTACTGACCACGAGAAGAAGATCGTGGAGCTCCAGTTTGAATAGGTCAAGGTGCTAGTGTAGCTTAATGGCAGAGCAGCTGATTCAGCAGGTTGGGGGTTCGAGTCCCTTCACTAGCTCTTCAAATCACCATATGATGAAAGCTATACCTAAGATCGTAGGAGTAATCCTATTTTGTGGGCTTACAACGAAGCCTGCAAACGTTCTCAACAAAGGCAGTACTGATGAGTATTTAGATACCTTAGTGCCTAAGTTTGAGATACCGCAAGAGCTTACAGTATGTGCTGTAAAGCAAGCTTGTATGTACTATAACCTCCTTCATCCAGAGATTGTAGTAGCTCAATCTATATTAGAAACAGGTTATTATACCTCAAGAGTCTGCAAGGATTACAACAATATACTTGGACTCTATGATTCTGCCAATAAGGACTATTTCAAGTTCGAAAATTGGTGGGATTCTGTAGAAGGATATAAAAACTTAGTTCAGTATAAATTAGGCAAAGATTCCTGCACAGTAGAAGAATATTACACTTTTTTAAGAGAACTGCCGTATGCAACGGACCCAGAGTACATTAACAAAATTCATACTATTGTTAGTAGGCATCAAAACACGGATGAAATATAACTTCACAGCTATGAGATGGTTAATTCATTACTTACGACAGGTATTCTGCAAACATACCTTTGTACAAGTGGAGACAGTAGAATACAAGAATCAGAAGGGATTTGTAGTTGTTGAGCATAATAATTACATATGCTCAAAGTGCTTATATGTTCGTCATGTAAAAATTAAGTAATGATTCCACTGATAGTATTTTTAGGAATAGCTTTACTTTGGGTAACAGGAGCTATTATAGCTATGTGTGGAGGAGATCCCTCCCCAAGAAAGCTTAACAAGTGGTTTCGAAAAGCTCCACATCACCTTAAAGAACAAGCTACTGGGATTTATAGAGGCTACTACAATGCTGGAAATGATTTTGAAGAATGGGACTATGTATGCCTTATTAAATGGCGCACAATGTCCTATAGAGACAAAATTATAGGCTATAGGAAAGCTATCAAAAGTCAGTCTCTGTCCCAAGTTACTCCTTATCGTAGGGATAACTTCAATTCATATGGAAGTGAATAACTGCTGAATGAATAAATTACAAGCAACCTTAGCAGAATTCCAAGGAAAGCTGCTAATTCCCCTCAACTGTCAGACGTACAATTCGTCGCGTGTTGAGATGATACCCCCTGAGGGGTATATGTACATTGTAGTCCAAGTGACTGAAAACTCTGTACAAATCCCGAGTGTCCAATTTGAGATTTCTAAAAGAGATCTTATGAGGTCTATGAATCGGGATAAAGACTCTCGAATCCCGCTGGTTATATTTCTGGCAAGATTCATTCAAAGTATCCCTGAACTTCTTAAAATTTGTAAGCATCACCGCTTAGGTTATGATGCCAGCAAGTATGAGAAACAGCCCTCCCTAAGTGAAGGGCCGTGGGTTGATCGTAAACGAGAGGAAGCGTTTATTATCAAAGTTCTAAAGAAGAAACGGGATTGGAAGCACCTCAGAGAATATTTCAATGAGTTGAATGCTAAGAGAATGAAGTTTAAAAGAAAGTAGCTATGCAAATTATTGTGACAGTGAACTTGCCTGTAGCATTTAGTTTGGGCAAAGAGGGTAAAGCAGGTTATCGAAAAACTATCGTTGGAGATGATGTGCTAAGATACCAGATGAATAGGTCTGTAGATGATCGCCCTGCATGGATCCTAGACCCTAAAACCTGGAAGAAAATGAGTCCTCAAGATAAGTTAAGAGCCTTCGTAGAGACTTTTAATTTAGGCTGGGGAGTAAGTTACGAATGTGTAGAGTAACTGAAGAAACTAATTAGATGATAAGTACATTCAATGGACATAACTATTAAGGAGAAAGCGTACGAATCACAAAACCTATCCTTTAACCAAACTTGTTACTTATTATCTCTAAGGAATAGAATTACTAAGAGTGAGTTTCAGGAACTCCTGGATAAGCGTTATATCTTCATTAAGGATCACATAATTCAACTAAATGGTAAGGGATATAATGCTATTACGGAAGCAATGAGACTTTCTCGTATTGTTACAACCAATGAAGATGATGTCAAGGCTTTAGCTAAACAAATGGCTGAGAAATTTCCTGCGGGAAAGAAAATTGGCACCAACAAATATTGGAGAAGTAATTCTGCTCTTGTAGTAAAGAAGCTAACTAGCTTTTTGAAGAGATATGGTGAGTTTCCATCGGAAACTATCCTTGAGGCTACTGATGCCTATGTCAAAAGTTTTGGAATTGATACTTCCCTGATGCGAATTCTACCATATTTCATTGAGAAAGATGGCGAATCTGATCTGTTAACTACTATCGAGAATCTCGAAAATTGTGGTGATGACGGAACAGCGTTTGCTGAAACTATTCTTTAATGAGCATATTTGATAGAGTATTTCAGGACTTAATACAGCGTAAGGAAAGAATCTCTAAAGGTCTCCTAAACTGTATACCATGTCCATTTCCAAGATTTAGAGAAGCATTTCCTGGTATTGAACAAGGCAAGTTCTTGTTATTTTCAGCAAATAGTAAAATTGGGAAAACTCAGATAGCAGATAGTATGTGCTTATATGAACCACTATTTTATGCTATAGAACATGATAACATTCACGTTCGTTGGCATTATTTTAGCTGGGAGATATCTGCAGAACAAAAGTATAGGCAATTCATTTGTCATCTTTTATACAGATTATCTGATGGTAACATTCATATAGATACTAAACAATTACGTTCTGTAGATATAAATAAACCACTGCCTGATGAAATTTTACAATTATTACAAGAAGATAAATACCAAAAATATATTCGATATTTTGAGGAGCATGTAACAATTATTGATGATATTCGAAATCCGACTGGAATAAAAATTTACCTTGAGGAGTATGCTGAAAAAAATGGTAAGATACATTTTACGACAAAAATTTTTTATGATAATCAAGGTACAGAAAAATTCTCACGTAAGATTTTCGATTATTATGAACCTGATGATCCTGAACTTTATAATATAGTAATTTTTGATCATATATCTCTTATTTCTTTAGAAAAGGGATTAAATCTTAGAGATACTATAGAAATGTTCTCAAATAAGCATCTTGTATATTTACGAAACAGATTTAATTACACTTTCGTAGTTATCCAGCAGCAAGCAGCATCTCAAGAGTCCAATGAGAATTTTAAAATGGATAAATTGAGACCTACGGCGGATGGATTAGGAGATTGTAAAACAACGTTTAGGGATGCTGACTTATTCTTTGGATTATATTCTCCGTATAGATACAAGATAGCGGAATATCTAGGTTATGACATCAAATTCTTTAAGGATAATATAAGATTCTTAGAGCTTATTGGTGGACGTGAGGGTGGAGGAGGAAATGTATGTCCTCTCTACTTTGATGGTGCAGTAAATTTCTTTAAAGAACTTCCTCTCCCAAAGGATGAGAAAGGTTTAGCAAAGGTATACTCATTATTAAGGTCCCTCAGAGGTGGTGGAGCTTTAGTTGCAACAACTCTTAGCTCTCTTCATTCCAAATTTAAACTTTATGGCAAAAGTAGTAGGAATCTTTGGCTTTTCTGGAGACGGAAAGACTACTAGTACTATCATTAATCCTGATGGTTCTATAGATCTGTCTGCTGAAGGTTACAAAGGGATCGATCCTAAGAGTCATGGTATTCTTAATATCGATCAAAAAGCACTCCCCTTCCCTGCATCATTAACAAAACAATGGTGTAGCGCGAATAAGAACTATAGAGAGACTTGTGATATTGACACAATCATCAAGACTCTTAAAGCATGGGCACAAGATCCCAATATTAAATCTTGTAGTGTTGACACTATTAATAGTTATATCACATTTAAGGAAATGCTAGACCGTCGTAAGATGAGTTTTGACGCATGGAGAGACATGGCAATTGATATTGTAGATCTTATCAATACAGCAAATGTTATTCTACGTGATGACCAGATATGTTATATTATGGGTCATGTAGAATTAATAACTGATATTGATGGAGTAGATCGCAAAGCACTTGCTACATCAGGTAAAAAGCTGAAGAAGATTTTTCCTGAGTCAATGCTCCCTATAGTATTATTTACTCGTATAGAACCTGGTCTTGAAGGAGATAACAAATACTACTTCGAGACCAAGGCAAACCACAGTTCTGGCAAAACTCCTCTCGGAATGTTTAAGGATTTCTTAATCCCCAACTCTCTGAAGTTGGTAGATCAAACAATTCGGGAATATTATGATATGAAATAGCTATGGTTAACATTCAGAAGATGCTTGAAAATTCCAAGAAGCCTTACTTAACTAAGTTAGGTACTTTGGAAAAGAAGAAAGCTGCATTTCTTGAAAAGATTGATTCTGATATAAAAGAAGTGACAGCTAGACTTGAATCTATAGATAGTGCAATCGAAGCTCTCAATGGCTCACTGACTACTAAGATCAAGGAAGCTCCTGAGGAGCAAATTATGGACCAAGAAATTGATCCTTTCGAAATTAAAGTAGATGACAATGAATAAGAAAGAACTCGTATTGATGGCTATTGCTGCAGGTAAGCCTGTTGCTGAAGGTAATGCATTTCCTGTGTACACTGGTGTGGTACCGATGAAAATTATTGCTATTAACCCTAACAAGAAGGAGTTGGAAGCAATCTATGGAAGACCCTTTGAGAACGATCCTGAGTATCTCGGTGTAGATCCTCGAACTGGTATTAAGCGTCTTCGTATAGATTTCATTGGTAAAACTATTCCTGAGAAATGTAATGGTATCGAGATGACTACTCGTATCATTACGTGGGTAAGTGATGCTGTTCAGTATAATGCTGACAAGTCTAAGGTTAAGGTAATTAATCCGTATGGACAAACAACATGGCTCACTAAGGAAGAATTCGAGGAGAAGCGTTTACCTGATAATGTGCCTGCATCCATGTTCCTAATGGAGGACCCCCGCCCGTGTCTCATAGGTGAGGAAAGACTTACGCGAATAGTGCAAGCCTCAGTAAATATTCCCAGAGTTGTAGCAGATTTTGCTACTGGGGAGCTTATCAAGAATAAAGCCGATGCTAGCTGTAGATTTGATACCCTCAAAGATATGATAGGCAAAGGAAACCTTGTTGAGCTGAAGAGTATTATTCCGGCTATGAAGCTTTTCAAGATGGGTGCTGGAGCCAGAACTACGGATGATAATCGTGTCTATCAGGACTGGTTCATAGACTATCCTATGAAGGGAGGATCTAATGACATGAAGTATTATGATGCTGCCCTAAAGAAAGCTAAAGCCAATGGTGCTTATCCCAACACAGACTTTGGTGATATGCCTTATGAAGTTCAAGAATACGTAGTTAAACCTACGAACTTGAGAGCTGCAGTAGCAGAAGTACCTGTAGCAGTAGGTATGGATGATGACTTAGAAGCTGACTGGTAATGGCTATAGCGAGAGGGAAAGTAGTTGATGTTAAAGAAGAGGTCTTTTCGAAAGTCTCTGAAAGCGATATCCTATATTTCTATCTCGGAATAACACATTTGCCAATAGTAATTTGTAGCCCTTTGAGGAAGGATACTAATCCTTCCTTGGGGTTACATTACAACAAAAGTGGTCATATAGTATATAAGGATTTTGCTACTGGGGAAGGAGGATCTTTGTATACTCTCCTTATGAAAATACTTAATTTATCATTTGGAGAGCTTATGGAGAATATCTATTTAAACCTCGTAGAATCGACTAACTACACTACTAGTACTCCTATATTACAATATGATAGAAAGAGTGCTAAATCGGCTAAAAAGCCCTCTGTCGTGGATATTCAGGTTGCCCTTAGACCTTGGAAGTCTTGGGACAGAGAATACTGGAGTCTTATGGTATAACCAAAGAATTTCTTAAGTTCGGAAAAGTTTTTCCCGTAAGTCACATCTTCCTAATACGAGAAGATGAGTCCTGTACTTCTGTACCAGCAGAAAAACATGCTTATGTATACATTGAAGAGAAAGATAACAAGATTTCTCTGAAAGTTTATCAGCCATTTAGTAAAGACTATAAGTGGATAAATAAGCATACTTCTGATGTGTGGGATTTATGGCAACAGTTACCACTGACTGGAGATTACCTTATTATTACTAGCTCCCGAAAAGATGCTTTGTGTATATGGTGTAATACAGGAATTCCTGCCTGTAGTCTTCAAGCAGAATCATATCTCCCTAAAGAAAGTGTTATCAATGAGTTAAAAGGTAGGTTCAAGAATATCTTTATACTCTATGATAATGATTTCAGTAAACCTGTGAATCATGGTAGGGAATATGGTAAAACTCTTGCTAGTACCTTCGGATTACCACAGATTGAACTGCCTGAAGAACTTGGTGCTAAAGATAGCTCTGATCTATATCAGTTACATGGTAGAGAAGTTTTAAGGGACACAATATTTAAATTAACTGGTTATGAACAAGATCAAACTTGCCCGTTTTGATGATCCGAAGTGGACATATAAGCAATTGTGTAAGTATGCTCTCAAGTATAGGAAAATGCTTGCTAGCAAGGCGATTTCTTATCGTAACAAAGATAAACTCGCAGAAGCAATAGAGGCAAATTATGTGTATGAAACTCTTTACCGGTACAATTCAATTCCCCGGTATTTACTCATTAAGAGATTAAAAGAAGCTCAAAAGTTGTTGTACAAATAAAATCTAAGTAGGTATCATTCCTATGTTCTATCTAAAAATTCGTTCTAAAAATCACACTGCGAATGGTCTTCGTAGAGTGATCAGGAGTACTAAAAGAGCCCTTCTGAGGCTTGGAAGCACAACTCCTACAGCGGTAGTTTTCCCGTATTTACGCCCAGGAACTGAGGTCTTTGAGCTGAACTCTGTAGACGCATGTAAAATCTCAGGTAACAAAACTTTGATGAAGCAAGCTTTTGATGAAGCACAAGTTACCTCCTCTGAATGGGGCCCTGTAAATGAAGAATGGGATAAATTCCCTGCGATCATTAAACATAACCATTCAAGTAAAGGGAATGGTATCTACTACATCAAAGATCAAGAAGCTCTACGAGATTGGTTAGGATCTCATAATCCTGCTAATCACATCATAGAGAAGTATTACACGTACAACCGTGAATACCGACTTCATGTAACTAAGGATGGGTATTTCTATACCTGTCGGAAAATGCTTCGGAGAGATGCAGAAGAACGTTGGCATCGTCATGATAATAACAGTGTATGGATTGTCGAGGAAAATCCTCAATTCGATAAACCTACTAACTGGGATGCTATCGTAGCAGAATGTGTCAAAGCCCTCAACGCTGTAGGATTAGATATTGCTGCTATTGATGTCAAAGTTCAATCTGCTAATAAAGGTCAGGATCCTAAGTTTATCATCCTGGAAACAAACAGTGCACCCTCGTTGGGTGAAAGAACCACAGAAGAATATATCAACAAGTTAACACAAATCGTAAATGCCTAATACTATTCTTACAGGTACTGCTCTCTGCTGTGAGGCAGCAATTTCGGTGAAAGTGCTTAAGGGAGATAGGAGCGAATCCCCTTCGTATAACTACGAGCTACACAATAAGCCTTGCTTTGGAATATATTTTAACAGTGCTCCCAATAGCAATGGTCGAACTAAGACTTTAGTGGATATCAAAGCAGATGTCTATCAATATATTGATCAAGACATGTTAGTAAAAAATCATGAAAATAACTACTGTTCTCTGGCTCCTGATCAACTGCATAAGTACCACCGAGAGCTCGAATTTGTGTTCGCTAAGTTTTCTTCTAAAGAAGACACGGGAGTAAAACTTTCTGTAGAGGAGACTACAAGGTTGTATGATCAGGATCGAAACAAGCGTGAGGTTAGTTGTCCTGCTATTAAGATCCATGTGGAAGCTAAGAAGATGAGTGCATATCAGTTTCTGTGTCTTCTTACTCTCATCAGATGTTCTTCTGAATATCCGAATGCTCTACTACTCAAAGAATGTTTTAACCTTCAAGAGAAAGGGTATTTCAGGGAGTTCTCTATCATGAGTCTCTTTGCTCTGCTGCAAAATCGTCTGCAGTATTCTTATGACCAAGGACCTATACAGTGGGTAGAGGATAGCAGAAACTATTTCTACAAACCCTCGTGTCTAGAATTCCTTCAGAAGAGAATGATGTGTGATTCTGCAGCTTATGTAGATACAAACTGCAAGGTTCAGAATTTCTATGAAGTAGTTGAAAGAGGTCCTAAGAATAAGAGCAAATTTGTTTTGCCCAAATACACAATGGGCGGAGGTGATGCGACTGGTAAAGAAAAGCTCTTTGATACGAATGCAATCATCACAACTATCTTTAATGGAGACGTTCCAGAAGATCATGTAGAATGTTTTAAGAATATTCTAGCAGCTATCAAAGGCCAGTTTCCTAAACTGAAAGTGGACTATCCTCAAGAGTTAAAATCTTAGTATATGACCTTAAAAGAAATCCAAAGGCTTAATGTAGGATTACTGAATTTGAGGGCAAGTTATTCTGTAGTTCTAGTAAAGGATAATAAACTATGTCGTAGAACCTTTAAGAATAACGATGCTTGCTTCTCAAGTTCGTGGGCCTATATAAAAAACTCAAACTCTCCCAAAGAGTATGATAAGGTTAGAATACGCATTAGTGCTTGTACGGATGCTAATATTAATATATTATGTGAGCAAAATAACCTAGTGTGTCTTAAGGAAGTTCAAGTTATAGAGTGGCTAGATCACCTGTGTGAAATATTTAGTAAATATAGTTTAACGTATAAAATTATACCAGCTACTATATATACAGGCTATGAGTATCATACAGGTGATGCTCTTAAGGGGATACACATAGTAGTTAAAGCTCAAAATATTCCAGGATTCTATATCAAATGGATAATGAGCTATGTCAGGCTAATATACGAAAGTTCGACTTCGCTAGTGTTAAGAGAAACTTTTACTCTGCGAAATCTTATTCCAGAGTTAAAATATCTCCCACTTCTATCAGCATTCATGTTTGTGAATACAACAGGAAGGGATACTCATGCGTTTACTGCAATGGTAACACGAACAGCTACACAGCTCGAAACACGCGTATATACTCCCAGAACGTTGGAGAGTATCCAAAAAGTAGTAAATGCACATAACTTTCCTGATCCTTATGTATACATAGATAACTGGCATGAGGGAGTATTTCTTCCTAGAAGGGTCTCTTATGAATTCGTTGAAAAACTAGGCTTTAAGGAAATTGCAAATAAGATATGGTACACTATATCACATCCTGATGCACCTAAAACGAATAAGCTAGCACACTTTAGATTCGACGAGCCGACATATGTCAGAGAGTATGTATTTCAGGATAAGATTCCTGAACCTATTGTAGATCTCTACAAAGCAATGTACAAAGAAATTCGTCCTTACATCAATTAGTTACATGAGAAAACCTATCAAAGTTTATGTTGTTGGCTATGATTGGTGCAACATCACAAGCTTTTTATTGTTTGACTTCGAGAAAGTTGATAATATTAAAGAAGCTGATATCGTAATGTTTACGGGAGGAGAGGATATTAATCCTGCCCTTTATGGAGATGTTCCTCACCCCACAACTCATTTCTCGAACAGAGATGACATGGAGGTATTAGCTTTCAAAGATGCTCCTAAAGAAGCTCTGCTTATTGGAGGCTGTAGAGGTGCTCAACTTTTAACAGCCCTCAGTGGTGGTAAGCTTTTCCAGCACGTTACTGGCCATGGTGGAGGTACAGGAGGTCATAACATTACAACATCTGATAATCGCACGATGAGGATTACCTCCTGTCATCATCAGATGATGAATCCCTACGATCTTCCTAAAGAAGACTATGAGCTGCTAGCCTGGTCTACTGTAAACCTGAGCTCAGCATATTGTATCGGAGCAGGTCCGGTAGAAGTTCCGCAAAACTTCAAAGAACCTGAGATTGTCTATTATCCTAAGACACGTGCTTTATGCATTCAAGGACATCCCGAATGGATGCCTAAGGATCAACCTGTAATTGCATATATTAACGAACTTATTGAAAAGTATCTGTAATGAAAATTAAAGAATTTTTAATCGGCTCAGATCCTGAGCTGTTCATCGTAGACAAATCTAAGGATAATAAGATTATCTCTTCCATTGGGTTGATCCCCGGTGTTAAGGGACATGCCTACAAACCTGCGGAGCTTCCTGAAGGATTTGGCCTGCAGATTGACAATATCCTCGCGGAGTTTAATATTCCTCCTACGTGTTATAAGGAGGATTTTATAGCTCACATGATGGTTATGAAAGACTATATTCGAGACTATGTGAAATCTAAGAATCCGAATTATGATATCTGCTGCAAAGCATCTGCTTTAGTAGATGAGGATCAACTCCAGAGTGATGAAGCAAAATTGTTTGGATGTTCACCAGATTACAATGCATGGCTGGGAGAGCAGAACCCTCGTCCCCAGGGAGATACTACAAATTTAAGAACGACGGGTGAACTGATTGCCCGGATCTAGAGTAATCTAGTGTGGAATAGAGCAAAATCGGTGGATGAGAAAATGTATTACTTTGTTATAATTTTACTAATAGTATTGTAAAATTGAAATATTTTTCGTACCTTTGGCTTATATAAACACAAAATAAAGGTATGACTAATTTTCAAAACAAAGTAATTAACTTATTTAAGAAGGGCTATACACATAGTCAAATTTGTAAGCAATTAAATTGCCCAAAGTCTTCTGTATCTAGTGTAAAATCTAGATTTATAGACGAACTTGGGGAAGTCTCTAAAGAATATTACAATACTTCTTTAGGAACATATTTTGATGTAATTGATTCTGAAAGGAAAGCTTACTTCTTAGGATTTTTTCTAGCAGATGGAAGTGTTTCATCTACTGGAAGATTTTCTATTAATATTCTATCAACTGACAGAAATATTTTAGATGAGCTTGCACTTGAATTAAATTTAAGTACAAAGGTAATAATTAGAGAACGAGCTGCGAGAAAAGCGCAAGCTCAACTTCGATGGACTAATCAACAAATGTTCAACACATTCAAGGAAGTCTATAATATATTACCAGACAAAACTCATCATCCTCTGTCACAGAACCTATTAAACAAAATCCCAGACGAGTATAAAGCGAGTTTTATAAGAGGATTTTTTGATGGAGATGGATGTTTAGAAGCAGATAAAGGAGTATTCACATTTAGATTTGTAGGAACTGATTTTAATTTCTTAGAACAGATTTCTACTTACTTATGTAACAGATTGCCTGACACATCTTACTATTTCAGTAAGAAAGAAGGTAAAACATGTTTCTGGTATGTGTTTACTCTAAACTTTCATCGAATAGATAAACCTACTAAGGTTTACACTCTTTACAATCTATTATATCAGAATGCTACAATTTGGCTTGATAGAAAGCGCCAGAAATTTATAAGTTATCTTAAATACCGAGGTAAATTATAGGTTAATAACTATAATCACCGTAACGCATAGAGATTGAACCTGAGAAATCAGAATATAATATCTCCACGAGTGCTCTACCCCTAAATTTAGGGTGAAAATTTATGCTGAACTAGTAGAAGTACATTCAACTACTAGAAGATAGGATAAAAAGCCTATCGATAACAATATTGTGTCATTTCCATATCGGATATGAGGGTCATGATCGTGACACTTCAATGGAATTAGTTCGCATTCTGGATTTGTTCCTTGGAGTGCCTTCAATTCTCATCGATGAGGATGATCGAAGACGACAGCTTTATGGTAAGGCAGGATGTTTCCGATTCACTTCGTATGGTGTAGAATATCGAGTTATGTCCGGATACTTCATCGACTCCCCCAGGCTTATTGGATGGTGCTTTGATCAGATCCTGGCAGCTATTGAATTCCTGAACAACGGAGGTTCAGTAGATGAAGATGCTGCAGATATTGTGGATGCTATCAACAATAACAACCGCAAAGCTGCAGAAGATTTAATTAAGAAGTATAAAATTAATTTAGTCTAAGAATAATGTGTGGAATATTTGGATTTGCTGGTAAACTCGGCAATCACGAATTTAATATTCTTAAGTTCTCTATACTTGGAGCAATTAACGATAGCAGAGGGGGTGATTCTGCAGGAGCGTTCATTGATGGTGAATGTGAATGGGGTATCGGCGATGAAAAACTCTTTGCTAATTTTGCTACCAAGAGTAAGTTTCTAAAGGGTTACAGAGGAGTATCAGTACAACACGCACTTGGTCATTGTAGGAAAGCATCTGTGGGAGCTAAAACCATCAAGGAAGCTCAGCCTGTATGTATTCCTAATGATGAGGATTCGAAGATCGACTTCGCAATGATTCATAATGGTACTCTTTTGAATCATAACGAACTGAAGAATAAGTATCTCGCAAAGGTGCCTGATCATTTTACTGACTCCCAAATATTCGCCAATGTGGTTTACTATCATGGCTTCAAAGTATTAGAGGAGTATGATGGTGCAGGAGCTTTTGCGTTCGTAGATTATAGGAAGAAAATTCCTACATTCTACTTATTCAAAGGAGAAAGTCCTCAGTACAGAAGTAGTGTTACTTCATCTGAGGAACGTCCTCTCTTCTGGGTTAAGACCCCTGAAGGAATATGGTTTTCCTCAATTAAGGAATCTCTTGAACTCATAACCTACGGAGATTATGACATTGAAAGTGTTCCCGGGAATACTCTTATCATTATCCAGAATGGTCATGTTATATCTACAAGAAAGTATGATCGTAGTGGCCGATTTCAGGTCAGTTATGGCTCGAAATACTATACTAAAGACTACGACAGGGAAGACTACTATGGATATGGATCATATGGCTACAAGAACACATCGGCAGTGGCGACGACTACGAAGAAGAACGAAGAAGAGCCGTGGTTCAAGATAGGAGATACTAAGACTTTCGAAGCTACAAGTATTGTAGCAGGTGAAGCAGAAGCCCGCTATGATTATGTCAATAGCAATAAGGTTATCTTCAAACCTGACGGACGTTATTATAAGGGTAAAGTCCTTATGAGTGGTTCCTACAGAATTTCAGAATATGGCTTTGAGAATACCTACTCGAATCTCGGAACTGATGTTGTAGCACGTCCTAAGACATTCTATTTCTTCCAAGGCTTCCTGATGAAGGATGCTCTGTGCATGTATATAGCACGCAGAATCTATGAAATGGCTGGGGACAAGTTTAAGGATACTATGCTTCGGAAGTTAACTATGGGATGTTTCTATGATCCTGAGTTAAAGAAGTTCTACACTCGGAAAGGTAAGTTATTTACAGGAACTTATCCTGTATATTTCACTCTTACCAATCGGGTATACAAGATTCAGCGTGGAGAGATTTATCAATACACAGAATCTTATAATCCGAATTCCTGTAGTGTATGGAAAACGTACTGTCCACAGTATGAGGGTCCGGAGGTTCCGGTAAAGTTCGCTAACTTGATTGAAAAGTCAGCTAAGAAGATCATGTCTATTTACAACGTTTAACATTAGTAATGTTACAGAGAACAACTCATATTACAACGGCTTCAGGTAAAAGAGTTCTGAAGTCGAACTGTTGCACTATCAATGGTGAGTACTACATCAAAGAAGAGGAAGCTGTTAAGATCGGAACATCATGGTATCTGAAGCAGGATCCGAGAATCTTCTATGATTATGGCTCACAATCCTGGAGGAAGACTCGTAGTGTTAACATCTGCAAGGGAGTTGTAGGATGGGATTCATCAAATACTCGTCCTATAATTGGAGCTTTTGAAGTAGACCACACTCGCAACATTGATGTTGCTAAGCTAGATTCCCGTGGTAATATTCAAAATATGGTTACGTATATGGATCGGTCTCTTCTCCAAGGGCCGGTCCATTATAACAAAAACCTGGGAATCTACGAAGACACTACTGCACTCAGTCCTATCCTTAAGAAGGTAGAAGGTGTTTTAGCTAACACTATAGGACAGGGTGTATACAACTATTCTTTTAATCAGGAGTATTCTTCAAGTAAACACATGGAGAAGTTCCTCAAATATTCCCGTGATATGAGGATTGATAACCCTATCAATATCCCTGATGTAAAAGAATTTGGAGAGTTCTCCTTTGGTCTAGAGTTCGAAACTGCTGCTGGAAAGTTGAGCCAAGCACAATGTTTTAACTTAGGACTTATTCCTCTGCGAGATGGTTCTATCTCAGGTATTGAGTATACTACTATACCTATGAAAGGACCTGAGGGATTTAATCTCTTAATCAATCAGGTGAAGACTTTACAAAAGAGTACTACCTTTGATAAGGATTGTTCCCTTCACGTGCATTTAGGAGGCTTTCCTGTCGAGGCGAAATCTATCTGGGCCCTTTATAAGCTCCTAGTGATTATAGAGCCTCAAATCGCTCGTATTATGCCTTATTTCGCATTTAACACGGGTAAGTTCAAGTCAAAGGGTAAAGACTACTGTACAAAGTTGCGTAAGTATTCTTCTTTTGAGGAATACTATATCTATTGTTCGGGAGATCGTATGCGATTTGATGGTAACCTGACATATCCTCATCCTATGGATGAAGAAGACCGTGCTAAGTGGAATATTCATGCGCGCTATGTATGGGCGAATCTTATTAACATGCTTTTCAAGAAGCAAGGTAAGACTGTAGAGTTCCGAATTCACGCTCCGACGTTTAACATTCAGAAGATTATAAACTGGATGTTTATTTGCTCAGGTATACTCCAGTTCGCTATTAAGAATAAAGATCAGTTGCTGAAGAGTAGTATAGGGGCTACAGCGATTACTTTAGAGGATATCATCTCAAATATTTATTCTCGTCGTGTTTCGCTGCAGCTTACTGACTATATCCAGTATCGAGAAGTGTTCTTTAAGCAGCTGGCTAATAAGTACAGTGATCCGGCAGGATTAATTGACTTACGTATTGACCAAGAGCAAGACTTCGGGACTAACTTAGTTACCACAGTACAACACTAAATGAATGTTTGGTAGTTGGAATAAGTTACTAAATGTTGACGCTGTTAAACCTATTCTGTCGGTACTCAATGAAGAGTACCGGCAGTATGAGGTTTATCCACCCAAAAAGTGTGTTTTTGAAGCTTTTAGACAGTGCCCTTACGAGAAAGTAAGAGTAGTTGTTATTGGTCAAGATCCATATCCTCAAAAAGGATTCGCTACAGGTATAGCTTTTGCAAATCCTGTAGAAGTAAAGAACATTAGTCCTTCTTTAACAATTCTTAGAGATCGAGTCTTTAGAGATTTTGGAAGGCGTAATGATGAGTTTGACCAAACTCTTATATCCTGGGAACAGCAAGGAGTGTTGTTACTTAATGCAGCACTAACTGTAAGAGCCCATCAGCCTGAAAGCCACACACATTACTGGCATCCCTTTATACGAGATCTTATCCTGGCGCTTAATCAATATAATCCAGGATTAATCTATGTATTGTTAGGAAAAGTTGCAGAAACATTTAGGAAATACGTAGGTCCTAATAACCACGTATTAACATATCCTCACCCAGCCTACTTCTGTAGGTTAGGATGTGGATTTGAAGCCACCATGTTTACGGATATCAATAAGATACTTCGTGATCTTAATGGTGACGAAATTAAGTTCTAGTGGCTGAGAATAAGAAAGTAAAAAATGCTCAAGGTGTCAGTTATGATGGTATTAACTTCAAAAGTCGCTTAGAATATAACTGTTATAGGCTACTCAAAGATGCAGGATTTGACCCAGCCTATGAGCCAGTTAGATATAAGTTACTTCCTTCCTCAAAATTAGAAGTTGGTAGTATTTATGCTCCCCGAAAGAAGATTCTAATTGAGTACAAAAGTTATCGAGAGATTACTTATACACCAGATTTTGAATTCTTTATAGGTGGAACACATGTATATTTTGACACTAAAGGCAAACCTAACGATGCTTATCCTCTTAAGAAGAAATTATTTCTCCACTACTTAGAAAGCGTAGGTGAACCCTACGTATTCTTTGAACCTCACAACATTGCTCAAATAGAGCAATCTATAAGGATTTTATTAGATGAATTACGTAAGCAAAATCACCGAACTGTCTAAGCAATGCCTGAAAGATTCAGATGCTATCAGAGTCAAAAGTTGGCTTGAGCATCGGAATCTGATGTCTATCAAGGAAATAGTTACTTCAGAATTTATTAAGTTTAAATCTAAGAAACCCGGGAGTTTGGAAGATAAACCAATGTATGACGAGATGTTCGCCATCTTTGCAGAGTTAGAATCAACGATCGTGGAATACCTTAGACTTAATGATTACGAAGAGGATGAACTCAACATCCCTTATGATGAAGAGTATTAAAGAACTATCCCTCAACATTAGTGAGCCGGAATATCGAAAGCTGGGAGGCTTCTCGTATTCTATGCTTGCTAAGTTCCTTCGCTCTGGAGATCCCAAAGTATTAGTTACTCCCTCTCACGATGAGTCGGATGCACTAAGATTTGGATCATTAGTAGATTGCTTGATGACTGAACCAGATCTTTTAGAAGACAGGTTCTTCATTACATCTATGAAAACTCCTTCTCCAACAATTACTTCTATAATGTTGTATATCTACAAAAAAGTTCCTAATGCCAAAAGCTTTACCTTTGTATCTAACGAAGTAAAGCTAGAAGCTCTAGATAATTTTGATTATGCAACATCTTGGAGTAGTAAAACAAGATTAGATCGCTTAGATAAGCAATCATTCTATTACACATTGTTGCAAAGAAGTGAAGGAAAGATTGTCATGTCTGAAGAAGATCTTACACTAGCAACCCTATGTGTTAAGATTCTTAAGACTCATCCCTTTACTGAGAAGTATATGGGAGATGAAGATCCTTTCAATCCTAAGATTGAGAAGATTAATCAGTTAAAATTCTCATCTACATATCATGGGAATCTTATTAGATGTATGTTTGATAGAATTATAGTAGACCATGATGCCAAAACAATCCAGCCTATTGATCTCAAAACCTCTGGTAAGAAAGAGGAGAAGTTTGAGCTCTCAGCATTGGAATGGGATTATTATATCCAAGCATCTATGTATACTCAGATTCTATTAGATGTAATTTCTGAAGACGAGTACTTCAAGGATTTCACAATTCTTCCTTTCAAATTTGTTGTCATTAACAGGTTCGAAAGAACTCCTATGGTATGGTCATACCCGTTTAGTCGTCTAAATAGAAATATTATAGATGATCAGCAAACTTTGTTGCAGAAGAATGGGTATAAGAGTTGGCGTGAGCTTATTAAAGAAGCCGCGTGGCACATTGAGAACAATAAGTTTGATTATTCTTACGAGACTTATATGTCTGGAGGAGAACGAACTATTGATTTCTCTAAATATCTTCGTTAATGAGAAATATCGATGCGTTAACGTATTTTAAAGGAGATGATTTGGCAGCTAAAGTTTGGACTGATAAATATGCTCTTCGTAATGAGAAGGGCGAGATTGTTGAGTCTAATCCTGATCAAATGCATCTTCGTATGGCAAAAGAATTTGCTCGAATAGAAGCTAATTATGGTGGCCCCAATAAGCTTAGTGAAGAGCAGATTCTTGGACTTTTCCAAGACTTTCGTTATATAGTTCCTGGTGGATCAGTAATGGCAGGACTTGGAAGTACTGCTGTGGGATCTCTCTCTAACTGCTTTGTAATCGGGCAACCTGAAGACTCGTACTCGGGTATTATGAAGCTTAGAGAAGAGCAAGCTCACCTTATGAAACGACGTAAATTCCACCACTGCGTCGCTATACAGTAATGTATAGAAAATAACCCTATTAACTGCTGGAAACTCCTAAAGACGTAAAATACTTGCTAATTTATTTGGCAATGTGATAATTTTTACGTATATTGTATAATAAAATTATATAATTATGGACAATCAGCAACTTATTGAAGAAATTTGGAAAGACATCGTTGGATTGAAAATTTCTTAAATAAGCTCAACGACTATCTCGAAAGAGAGTACACTCAAGCGAGTGGAAACATAGGGCCCCTATAGATTTTATGTAGGGTGAAGATATAGTCTAATCTCATGCGAGAGTATGAGCTGCGCAAGCGCACTTAGCGTAGCGAACTAAGTGGAATATTATTGGGTGGTGTAGGAAAGGACCTTTCAACACTTCGTCCTTCAGGTGCTGCTGTTAAGAACGCAGCTAAGAGTTCTACTGGTGCTGCATCTTTTATGGATGTAGATTCTGCAATAACTACAGAGGTAGCTCAACGAGGAAGACGTGGCGCGCTAATGTTAACATTAGATATTCGTCATCCTGATGTTGAGGAGTTTATCACTAAGAAACAGGATCTTTCTAAAGTTACGGGAGCTAACATTAGTGTTAAGGTTACTGATGACTTTATGGAAGCCGTTAAGAATGATCAAGATTACATTCTTCGCTGGCCTGTAACTACAAGAGTAGAGAATACTGCATTCCCTGATCTTGAATATGGTAAACTTTTATGCTTAGAGCATCCCCGTAAGGATACTTGCTATTACTATAAGAAAGTAAGAGCTCGTAAACTATGGGAGTTGTTAATCCATTGTGCTTGGAATACTGCTGAACCTGGGATTATGTTCGTAGATAGACATACTGAATATAGTCCTGATGGAGTATATCCTCAGTATCGTGGAGTATCAACAAATCCATGTGGTCTAATGAATTAATTTCGCTGCATGTAAAATATTACGAGAATTGCTGGAAGCCTGTTAAAACTTATTAATATAAGTGTTGGGGAATCAGCAGCCGAGCCTTATATAATTAATATAAGGAAGGTTCACAGACTATGTACGTAATACTATGAAATCATTTTATGAAAGAGCTGAAGAATTAGCTCATAATTGTATTAGAGTTAAAAATAACAATGTATGTGAAACATTAGCTCAAGAATACAATATTAACTTAAGAGCTGCTCACGACAGATTTAAAAGTTTATTTCATTTACCTATAAGAGATTATATAACTTACATTAATACTCCTAGTAAAGAGGTTTTGCGTGATGCAATTATTCGAAATAATTCACAGGAAGATCTCTTAAAAGATTTAAATATTCACTATAGCTGGATTAGAGGATTATATGATAAATATTTTAAAGTATCTACCTTTAGTAAAGCAAAACAATATTTAATCAATGAGGTTGATGTTATACAATATCATCCTTCCCTAGAAGATAATTTAAGTATTTTAATTTCTCAATATTTAGGAGATGGAAGTTTTGAATTTTATGATAACAGAGCTAGCTTAAAAATTGAGCATTGTGAAAAACAATTTGATTACCTTAAGTTTAAAGTCAATTTATTAAAGACTGCCTTTCCTACAATTCCTGGGCTAGAAACTATTAGAAAGCGAGTTAATGGGAAATATATTTCTTATATATGGAGATCTAATAACATTAGGCATAGATATATGAATATTATTAAAGATACTCCTAAAGAAAAACTCATTTCTAGAATGACCCCTTTTGGATGGTGTCTTTGGTATTTAGATGATGGAAATCTATTCATATCTAAAAAATGTAATCATCTAAGTATTGCTGTCAATAATCCTATATTACAGGAGGCTGCTGTACACGAATTACAAACGTATGGATTTAGTTTCCAGATTTCTAAGTCCCAAATTCTATTGTCGAATAAACTTGAGATTATTAAATTTATTAACTCTTTTATTAAACCTTTTATACATTTAATTCCTGAATGTATAAAATATAAATGCATAGTAAAGATATAGTCGGAAGTGGTTTATTTATTTAAACTATTCTGGAAATTTTTATGCAACCTTACGATAGTTGTAGATTAATTCACCTTAATCTTACTTCATTCGTAAAACACGCTTATTATCCCGATGCTTCTTTAGATCTGGATAACCTGTATAGGGTTGCAAAAATTGCAATCAGGCTGGGAGATGATCTCATAGACCTAGAAGTAGAGGCTATAGATCGTATATTAGGGCATATAACATCTTCTAAAGGTAATAACAGTCGAGAGTTTAATCTCTGGATGTCTGTTAGAGATGCTGCATTATCGAGTAGAAGATGTGGAGTAGGATTCACAGGGCTTGCAGATACTCTTGCAATGCTTAAGACAGGGTTTAATGATGATGGCATCGGCACAGTTGATGTTATCATGAACACTATCTTTAAAGCAGAACTTGAGAGTACTATAGATCTAGCTGAAGAGAGAGGTACTTTTGTAGGTTGGGATAAGGAGAGAGAACTTGCTCATGTAGAAGGCAATGAATGGTATCAAATGGTGGCTAAAACATTCCCCGAACTCTATGATCGGATGATGAAAGTAGGTCGCCGTAATGTATCATTCTCTACTGTTGCTCCTACAGGAACTGTAAGTATTCTTACTCAGACGTCTTCAGGTATTGAACCCGTATTCTCCCTATATTATACACGTCGTAAGAAGTGTGTAGAAGGAGAACCTCACAATTTTGTAGATCAGAATGGTGAGAAATTCCAAGAGTTCAAGGTATTCCATAGACCCTTCCTAGAATGGGCAAGGTTAAAGCTAGACCTTCCTACTATAGAAGTAACATTGGAATGCATTGAGAAGATGTCTGCTGAAGAACTATCTCACTTTATTACTTGGTCTCCCTGGTATAAGAATACTGCCCCTGAGATCGACTGGGATACTCGTCTTAGAATGCAATCAATAGTTCAATACTATACTACTCATAGTATTTCTAGTACCCTAAATCTTCCCAGTAGTACTACAGAAGGAGAAATTAGCAAGATCTATTTCAAGGCTTGGGAATATAATCTTAAAGGAGTAACAGTTTATCGAGATGGCTGTAGAGCTGGTGTGCTGGTAACAGATACTAAGCCTAAACAAGTCTTCGAGCAACATAGTGCTCCTAAGAGACCGAAAGTTCTCAATGCTGAACTTCATGTAGTTAAAGTTAAGAAAGTTAAGTATGCAGTAATTGTAGGCTTAATGGAAGGCAAACCTTATGAAACTTTCGCATTTGAGTTAGGAGAAGGAAATTTCTTACCTCAAACTGGTAAGATCATTAAGGTTAAACGCGGATGCTATAATTTTGTAGGTGATCACGACCTCATTATTGAGAATATTCATCTTGCCAATGATAAGCTAGAGGAGAGGTCAAGTTCGATCTACATCTCTATGCTTCTACGACATGGTGCACCTATAGAATATGTCATAGCTACCGCAAAGAAAGTGAATGCAAACATTGCTTCTTTCACATCAGCTGTATGTCGTGTGCTAATGAAGTACTGTACCAAGGATATTGAAGAAGATACATGTCCTGAGTGTGGTACTAAGCTATCACGTGAAGCTGGATGTAAGAAATGTAACAATTGTGGTTATTCACTGTGTTTATTAATGTTAGTAAAATGAAGTTAGTAGTTAATTATCGCTCAGTAGATCCTATGATCAAACCTGTAATTACTAAGAATGGTGAGTGGTTTGATCTAATGGCTGCAGAAAATGTAGAATTTGCAGCTCCCCATAATGCATATAATACTCGTATTACAGAGTATGATGCAAAGAAAGTATCTTTAGGTATTGCTATGGCTTTACCTAAGGGGATTGAAGCTGTAATAGTTCCTCGCAGCAGTCTTTATGGAACTAAGGGCGTAACATTAGTAAATAGTCAAGGTGTAATTGATTCCTCATATAGTGGCAGCGATGATATTTGGTCTGCTTATCTTAAGGCAGATCGAGTTAGTACCATTCATGTGGGAGAAAGAATCGTTCAGTTCAGACTACAACCTTCTCAGAGAGCTTCTATCTGGACTAAGATTAAGTGGCTCTTTATATCTAAGATTGAGTTTAATAAGGTAGGATGCCTTAATAATCCTAATCGAGGAGGATATGGCATGTCTGGAGGATATAAAGAAGTAAAGTAGTGAGTGTATTAAGTACTGCAATCGGTATAATTGTAGGGGGTATGGTTTTGGCCTCCGTAGGTAAGATTTATTTGGGAATCTATCAAACTATTAAGCAACAGAATCTTGCTGCTAATAAGTATAAAGTTTCATTTAAGAAGCACTTTAAGAAAGTCAAAGTTCCTCTTATCAAGATGAAAGTAGGTGAAGGGCTTCATTATTTCTTAGTAGATAGTGGAGCTACTGATAATGTAATCACTAAGAGTTTCTTTGATACCGTAGATCACAAATATTTCAACGACCTGCATTATGCAAAGCATATAGTGTCAACTAATGGCACAACGAAGGAATGTCCCTACATGGAAACAACATTGTCTTTTAAGCGAGATTACTTTGAAGACATCCCATTCCTAATAACAGATATAAAAGATGCTGTTGATTTTATTAAAGAAAAGTCTAATATTACTATTGTAGGAATATTGGGCTCAACATTCTTTGATAAATATCGTTGGGCTATAGATTTTGACGAACGTTGTATTTGGATTAACCCATTAGAAACAACTCAGAAGAATGAATAAATTTAGGTATGGTAGAGGTAACAAACACTTCTTCACTATCCTAACTCCTCTTTCTAAGAATGTTTCTAATATAATAGCTAAATTACATTACGAGAATTTTTTAGGTGTAAGTTATAAGGATTTTACTAGACTTTGTGTTTCCTGTGATAAGGGACCCGAAGTATGTGAAGGAGAATTGTTACCTGCCATTAACGTAACTACCGGAGAACGAACTTTATTTAGGGTTAAGAAAATTAATCACAATGATGAAGTAGACATCTGGACAGTAGAACTAGAGTATGATAATACGCAATAAAATTGTGTATGTCTATGATATTGAGGTATTCCCCAATGTATTTCATTGTGCAGTTAAAAACACTGAAACTGGGGAATATCTCTTTTTTGAAATATCATCGAGGAGAAATGACGTAGAGAAACTCATTAATTTTTTTTGGCAAATCAAAGAAGATCAGAGAGGTATTTGGAGTAGTAATTATACTACTGCTAAGCAATTTGATACAGATAAAATTTTTTGTGGCTATAACAATATTCATTATGATAATCCAGTAATTAACTTTATTATTGATCATCGTGATATTGTATTGCAATTACCTTATGATCGTATATGTCGTAAGCTGTTTCAATTTAGTAACATAATCATTAATTCGGAAGAAGAACTAAGATGGAGGAAGTGGAAATACATGATATTTTTTGAGTCAATGGACTTACTAACAATGTTATTTTCAACGAAGTTGCGAGTTAGCCTTAAAGCTATGCAAGTAACAATGTGCTTCCATAATGTTCAAGAATATGATGGTGATTTTAATCAATATCTACCTACTACGGAGATAGAGAAGATGATTGCTTATAATATTAATGATGTAGATTCAACTGAAGAATTACTTAATCGCTGCAAAAAAGATATAGATTTACGACTAGCTATTGAAGATGAGTATGGAGTAAAAGTTCTGAATAAGGATGGAGTTAACATTGGAATGAAAATTATTACTCAGAAGTATTTAGAGAAGACACACCAGTCTTGGAAACAAATCGAGAATCTTCGATCTCCATGTGACTATATTGACCTTAATCAAGCAATACTTCCATTAATACATTTTGATACTCCTATTCTACAAGAGTTACTTTCTGAGCTGAAACAACAGATTGTCTCACCAGGACGTAAAGGTTATGAAAAACACTTTATACTTGATGGACTAAGATATTGTGTAGGTGTAGGAGGTATACATTCTGAGAACAAGCCTAAGATCATTATTCCTGACAGTAATCAAATACTTAGTGATATAGATGTAGCAAGTCTGTATCCTAGTATGATTATTGAACATGAGTTTTATCCACCACATCTAGGTAAGGAATTCCTTGAGGTTTATTCAAATATCAAGACTGAGCGATTAGAAGCGAAGCATAACGGCAACAAAGTTAAAGATGCAACTCTTAAATTAGCATTGAACGGACTCTCAGGTAATCTACAAAATAAACATAACTTCTGCTATTCACCATTTACAGTAATGCAAATTAGGATGAATGGCCAGCTTATGTTACTAATGCTTGCAGAAAAGCTTATTGCAATTGGTTGTACTATAATTCAAGCAAATACTGATGGATTATTTGTACTAAGACCAAAGGATAAAGAGCAAGAGTTTCAAGATGTATGTAGAGCATGGGAAACACTAACTAAGCTAGTTTTAGAGGAAGATAGATTTGAAGCAATGTATCAATATGCAATCAATGACTATCTTGCTGTTAAAGAGGGTTATTCTGTATCTAAGGATCCTAATTTAATAAAAAAGAAGGGTCTCTTTATTGATACAGTTACTCTAGGTAAAGGTATGGATACTTTAATAATTGCAGAAGCAATAAATAAGTATTTTACTGATAACATTCCTATTGAAGAGACTATATATAATTGTACTGATATCCACAAATTCTTGACGTATCAGAAAGTAGACAAGAAATTTCGAGTAGAATATAATGGAGAATTAATCCAACAAATCAATCGGTTTTATATGTCTACAGATGGCCACATACTACTAAAGTGTAAAGTAGATGACCAAGGTCGAAGGTCAGAATATGAACGCATTATTGCAGAATGCGGTGTAACAATCTACAATAATATTAAGGATCCTTCATATATCCCCGACAACATTAACTACGCATACTATTTAGGAACTGCTAGAAAAATTATTTTAGAGCTTAAAAATAGTCAGCTAACGTTATTCTAATGATTAAAGAAATTATTAAGTTTGGTGCTCCTTGGTGTCAAGGATGCATCTCAGCAGATACAGCTCTAGAACAACTAGAAGCTATGAGGCCAGAAATTATTATTTCTAAGATTAACATTGAAGAAGATGAAACTATGGCTGAGAAGTATAAGGTTAGAGGTCTTCCGACTCTAGTCCTTATAGGATTGGATGGTAAGGAAATTGGTAGACATACTGGTAAAATTACTATTCAAGAACTAATTCAAATTGTAGATGGCAATGGATTATAATAGAGTACACGCGGAGATTAAGGAAACATATATCGCTAAAAACCGTGACTATGGTAACTCCTTTGAAAAGTCTCTTGATAAATTTGGACTTATTGCTGGTGTAGTTAGGATAAGTGATAAGTTTGAGAGACTTGCCAATCTATGTGATCGAGAGCGATTGTCAGATGCACAAGTAAATGAGCCCCTTGCAGATACTCTGAAGGATATGGCAAACTACTGTATTATGGCTGCTGCATGGCTCGAACGTGATAAGTAGCTATGAAGATTTGTGCAATATCTGATTTGCATGGTTATCTGCCCAAAGTTGAGGATATGCCCCCGAGTGATGTAGTTTGTATCGCTGGGGACATTAGTCCTCTTCGTATACAACGAAATAAACTTCTAAGTGCTATATGGTTTGGAAACACCTTTATTCCTTGGTGTGAATCGCTGCCATGCATTAAGGTTATTTTAGTTGCAGGAAATCATGATTTTTTCCTAGAAGATTATGACGAACCTGGAGGAGTAACACTTAAGTTAGGTAGGAATAATAAACTTATCTACTTGAGAAATAGCTCTTATAAATATGGGCATAAAACCTTCTATGGCACACCTAATGTTACTGATCTTCCTAGATGGGCATTCAGTATAACAGACGAGGAAGCTCATAAGATCTTTGGTCGCATTCCTAACTGTGACGTGCTTATTACTCACACCCCACCATTTGATGCTGCTAATACCGGCAATGTCTATGGTTCAGATGCTTACCCTGATTATGGTAGTTATGTTCTGAGAGATATGATCTGGGATAAAAAGATTGATCTTATTATCTGTGGACATGTTCACTCAGGAAATCATAACTTATCAGATTGGGGAACTCATAAAATAGTTAATGTAAGCTATTTAAATGAGGATTATAGACCTACGTATTCACCAAAATTAATTACTATATGAGAATTTGCTTCCACAACGTAGAGTTACTCCCTGATCAGGGACTCTTGAAGAATATCGAAGTAGCTGGAAGAACTTGTTATAAGTCAGAGGAAAAAATTACGGAGACATCAGCAAAGGCATTTGTTGAAATGCTTCTAGGTAAGAAACATCTTACAGTACTAGAACATGGAAGTATTTATCTAACAACTCCCAGTTCTTCTCCTCTTTCCTTAAAGGAAACCCCGTGGTGTCACATAGAGGACAGAAAGGACGGGAAGAGGTATTACTATACTAACTTTCGATATATCTGTGAAGCCTATCCTGAGTTAGCAATAGCAATTATGAAAGATGAGCATCTTCCAGAAGGAGTAGAATTCTTTATCCCAGAAAAGAATGATCCTTATAAAAGGTACTCTTTTAGGCTAATTACTAACTTCAAGATTTCTGAGCAGTATGTTAGGCATCGAGTATTTTCTCATTCTAAGGAAAGTACAAGATACTGTAACTATACAAAGGATCGGTTTGATCATGAAACTACTATTGTAGTTCCATTCGGAAGAGAGATGTGGTTTGGAGGAGTTACAGGGAAGCTAGAGGGTATAGACGAAAAGTGGTACTTTACTCCTGATGAGGAATCAGCATCCTTAGAAAACAATTGGCCTAAGGATGAGAAGAACAGATACATCATTGATGCTATGAACGAAGATCCTCATCTCCACAAGGTTCTCTCTCGTTCTAAACTTGCTGAGTTGGACTACTTTGCAGCAATCCAAGAAGGTAACAGACCTGAAGTTGCAAGAGACTATCTCACTCTGTTCACTAAGACTGAGCAAGTTATGACTGGATTTACTAAAGATTGGGGAGATCTTATTATAAAAAGAGGTATTCTTGGAGCACAAAATGAAGCCCGTTTCTTAGCAAAGAAAATTAAGAAAGCTTTGGCTTCTGAAATAAAGTCAAAAAAATCTAGTAGCGAGGATTTAAACAAGTATACATTAGAGGACCTAAGAGAAATACAACACCAAATATGGCACCCCGAGCCAGTTGATGCAATTGCTGCAGATGAGCCTCATGTTATAATTAATCGCGCTATGGCTCACATAGCACAAGACTTAGGAGATCATGTTGCAGAAGCGGAAGGACCTAGAATTGTACTCAATCGAGATATGCTGAATGAAGTACTAGGATAATATGCTCTTTGAAACTCATCCCCCACTATTAGGCTTACATGATGTATGCTTAATACCAGCCCCAGTTACAAGAGTTGCTAGTAGGACAGAGTGTGATCCTTACTATTCAAAAGGACGACTACCTCTTGCTGCTGCTCCCATGGATTGTGTTATAAATGAAACTAACTGGGAAACTTTTGCTAAAGCAGGAGTCTTAACAGTTATTCCACGCACAGTTCCTCTCAAGACTCGAAAGCATCTTATGACGAGTACATTTGTTGGAATGTCTCTGAATGAGTTCATGCAGATCTTCTGTACCCTAAATAAATCTAATGATATAGCAAAAGTCTTGGAAGAGAATGACCTACAAGCAAAAGTCTGTGTAGACATAGCTAATGGTCATATGCAATCTCTCATTGACCTTTGCACTATAGCAAAAGAAATATTTGGGAATAGACTGATTCTTATGACAGGTAATATAGCTAATCCTATGACATATATATTATATGCTAAGGCAGGAATAGACTATGTACGTGTTGGAATTGGTTCAGGATCTCGATGTACAACATCTGCTAATGTTGGAGTACACTTCCCCATGGCATCGTTGTTAGATAACATCCGAAGAGTACAGATAGCTACAGATATGCCTACTTACCCAAAGATAATCGCAGATGGGGGTTTCTCCAACTATGATGATATCATTAAAGCTATAGCTTTGGGAGCTGACTTTGTGATGTGTGGTAAATTCTTTGCTGAATGTGAAGAAGCTTGTGGCAAAGTTACTGTTCTACCTGATGGAAGTCGAGAACGAGAGTATTATGGGATGTCTACGAAGGTTGCTCAGAAAAAGATGGGCAAGAGCTCTTTAAGGACATCTGAAGGTATAAGTAGGACTGTAAAGATTACTCATACCCTTAGCCAAAAGATTGAGAATTTTAAGGATTACTTGACTACTGCAATGAGTTATTGCGATTCATTTAATCTTATAGAATTCCAATCTAAGGCTATGGTTTACAAGCTCTCTGCTGAGGCTAGGCAAGCTTATTTTAAGTAGTATGAAGACAATTTCTTATGAAGAATTCGTTGAGAATTATAGACCTATAAAGAATCAATTTAACCCAGTTGCTGAGTATAATGGTACTTTGTATAGTCCAATAGAATTTTCACGAATAGCCTCTGCTACTTTACCTAACAGAATACTGTGGACATTAATGAAAGTCAGTTATTTTAACGAAGAAACTTGTGAATGTACTACAGAGAAATATGTTTACCAAGGATTACAGGAGTTTGGAGATGTCTTAGGATATTTCGTTACTGAAGAACCCTATGAATATGGTAAACCTTTCAATGTTAAGGTAGAGTAATAAAAATCCCCGATAGGTTATACGCCTACCGGGGAATTTTTTTAGACTTCAGGGAAAATTATCTTTGATTAAAGGTAAATGTATCATAAATATCAAAGAAATCCTGAGCGGCATTAAATCCTGGAGTTAGTCTTGATAAGTAATAGAAAGGTTGAGTTCTATCATTCTTATCTTCCTCCCACCATATTAATCCTTTGTAATCCTTTCCCATTACCAAGTCCCTAGTTTCATCAACAGTATTCCTAAAGAATCCCATTAAATTAGTTACGTAAGACATGACTGCCATAGGAGAGGAAATAATATCTGTAGCACTACTAATATCTACAAAGAACGATGCTTCAAGATATGCTCCATAGAGAGCTCTATATAAATTCTGTGTAGCAATATTCGTAGCCCATCCTGAAAAATCATCATCAGGCTCGTCAGGTACCATAGCTTTTGCTAGCATAGCCATTAGGAATAATCCTACAATAGATTGCAGTTCATAACCTAATGCTTTTAACTTAGTTAGTCTTAATTGGCAGAAATCTTCAAATGTGAAATCTTGTTTAGATTCATTTGGATGTTGATGAAAATATTCTTCATATTGCTTTCTAGCAGCTACTTCATTCTGGCCAATATTTTCACCTGCTAAGTATCCTAAGATAGGCATAGACCTTAAGAGCATTCTACCAAATGCCTTAGATATTTCTATACCTCCTGTAGCAAACTCTCCCATCCCGACTCTAAATCTACCAACATCATATTCATCTATGATAGTATCCTTTTGGAGACCTTTAAATCTAGTTCTCAATAGCCCAGGAAGCCAGTTACGATACTGCATAATTAATGTACCTGCAATAGTAGTATTGGCAAGATACCTATCTTCAGAAGGCATAACGCCCTTAACAGATGTAGCAGCACTTTGGGCAGCTGTCCTAAACTTTATAATGTCTTCATTAGAAAGTTTATCAATAGTCATCTTACCATTCTCATCTACATGTAGTAAATCTGCAATAGGAATAGCCTTAGGACTACGAGCTAATCTAACTACTTTCTTCTTATCCTCATCATATCCCCATGCATAAAGCATAGATGTAAGAACTTTACGATCTATATTAGAGTCTGTAGCTTCTAGTAGATAGAAAGCATTTTCTACATTAAATACTCTATTAGTCTTATTTGCAGAAAGTTCAAGAGCTCTTTTCTTCCAAACATCTTCATTACCTATATGAAAGAATGATATTGCTCCATAATATTTAGTAGGATCCTGTTTCTTAAGTTCATTAGACTTCCTAGTAGACTCTTTAGTATAATACTTACCTTCTATCTCAACCATTTTGAAGTTAAGCATTGTCTGAACAAAATTTCGAAATCCCAAGATAGGTTTAAATCCTAGTGTACTTAGAGAAGACCATTGAACTACCTTTTTAGCTAACTTACCCCAACTATAAGTTTTACCCATGAAGGTGAAAGGTTTACCAGTCTCTTGAATAGATTTACCATATACATAGAGATCTATGAATTTCTCTAATACTGAGACATCATCTATGGATAAGCCTAGAGCTGTACTTACCTTGCCTACCCATTTATCCATGTTAGGAATATTATCCTCAACAAAGACCTTAGCTTCATTGGTTTTAGCATGATAAAGTAGTAGCTGCGCATTAGCTTCAATTTCCTTCATGTGCTTATATGTATACACAGATTGGGCCATAAGGAGTAACACTCTTGAGAGATCATATGATTTATGTCTCAGACCTTTCTCCTCAGCTATCTTACGAAGTTCATTGTATCTTGCTGCTCGCCATTCCTCAGTATCTCTAGAAAGATTAGGATTAATAGCAGCTTCTGCTCTTGCAATATCTGCAGAAGTTAAGTTATCTTTAAGGGGATCTATAAAGAATAATGGTACATGTTTAATAGGATTACCAGCATAATCTAAGCCAGATGTTTCTTCCTTACTCTTATAAACTACATCTGATTCATCTCGGGTTTCTAAAGCTCCTAGAGTTATAGACCTAAGATCTGACAAAGCTCCAATGCCATTCTTAAAGATAGAGTCCATAAGATCATTTCTTACATTAGCAATAAACTTTTGACTAATCTTACGACCTGTGATATTCTCAAATTCCACATTAAAGTTCACATACATATTATAATAGTCTACCAGAGGTTTAATATCCTTAATCTTATTGAATTCCTCACTGTAATAATCGGGATTCTCCACTCGATATTTATCTCTGATAAACATATTATATTTATGAAAGGCTGCTTTCTTATTATAACTTAAGTCATTAGCTTTACGCCATGCTAAGTATCTTCTTTCCTCACGTTCCTCCGCAGAGGTTCCTTTAGCATTCTCTATACGAGTTAGCCATTCAGCTTTAGCCTTATTAAAATCCTCTAATGCTTTACCTGTATATCTATAGCCCCCTTTAGGATCACGTTCGATTTGATAGTTATTCAAAAAGAATGTTATTGAACGACTACTATATGTACGAGCTTTCTCTAAGTCTTTATAAAACTTACTAGAATACTTATTAATAAGTTTACCTGTTGAGGTATCTACAATCATATTAAAAGCATCCTGCAGAGTTTTATTATTAGACTTTGCCCATTCTTGAAGAGCTTCTGTGTGAACTTTAATCTTCTCATGAGCTTTCTCAAGTTGCTCATAAATATTTGCTTGCGCACTTTTCAAAAGTTTAGAGAAGGCTCTAAATATAGGATGTGCTATTTCACTTACCTTGCTAAACCATCCTGCCCACCAGCCTACATGACTGCCAGGCTGGGTAATATCTTCTCCTGTAGTAGCTAACAACATATCTACAGGTTTCTGACTAAGGAGATTTCTAATAAATAATACCTCTCTCAAGGCTTTACCTAGCTGCATTCGAACATTAAGATCATCTTCTAAGTTAATTAGATCTACTGACCCTTGAAAGAAATCTAGATATACATCAGATCTTTGCTTAAGCTCAAGTATCTCATTAGCTGTAAGAGACCCAGGTTGTCCAAAGGGGATAGTTAATCTTCTTTGAAGAGATCTCGACATATCCTCAATTTCTTTAAATAGATAAGTATAATCTTGTCTAATAAGAATATTTTGGATAAGATCTTCAGTTCTATGCCATGCGTCTCTATCAAGCTGGGATTTAGTTCGTAGGTATTTGCTACGTTGAGCATTTCTAGCTTGATACAGTTTCTCTAACTGTTTAGCTAATTTAGGATTTAAATCTGCTTCTTCGCTAAGAGATACTGGATTCAAAGCATGTATTTCCAAAGACCAAGGTTCAATTCTACCGAATCCAAAGATAGATGGTTTACCTGTCTCTTCATCTTTAGCAAACTGTACATTAATAGGAAGTACTCTTGTAGCTCCAAAATGTACATTAACCCTTCTGCCCTCAGCCTCAGCTTTTTTCCTAATACCATTGGTGAAAACGTTTTTATACTGAGTAATTTGAGTATTCCAACTTTCTTTAGCTATGTCAGAAATATCACTAATGATCTCATCTCCTTCCATAGTAAACTCGTGAGTTTTGTAATCATAGATATCAATAACTCCATTAGAGTATATTGCTACTAAATCACAAGTTCCTGCAAGATCTCTAGTTTCATCATATATAGTTTGCTCAGTAAAGATTTTAACACTACCTTTAGTACCGGTTTGAGTATCAATATAAGCCTGACGTGACAGTATTTCTCGATAAGAGTTACTTACAGCTTCCTTAAGATTATTAAATTGTCTATCAGAAACTCTCGCAATTTCACGAATACCATTATTGGACTTTTCTGCTAATTCAGGTAAAGCTCTTAACTTATCTACTACTTGCTGTACAATAGCCTCTTTAGTAGAATTTCTACCCTCTATACGATCTTTCATCAGGGCTTCTAAGTAAGCATGAACAGTAGTACCTTTAACAGTACGAGTTTGTGCTTTAGGGTCTGTATCCTCATTCTCACTATCTGATGTTACCCTAAATCTTCTCTTCATACCTCTAGCTACAATATCCGAAACTCTTCGACTAACGGGAGTACCATCTGCTTTGATATAAGCTCCTTGTCTTACATCATAATGTACTGTAAGGTTCTTTAGAAAATCCTCAGCATCTAGTTGAGTAGAGATCATCTCTTGAGTTAATTCATAGTAATAATCTCCATTCTTAATATCTGCTTCAAGGTTATCTAGTCCAACAATTTGCTTACGTAACATCATCTGTGCTACTTCTGTAAAAGGTTGCATATCTGCATTCATTCCTTCTACAGTTATATTAGCAACTTCTGCCCTACGCTTAAAATAAGACTTTATTAAGTTAAATAGCTTCTTAATAGCAGATACTATCCCAGTAGATTCAGGAACATATTGGTTGGAATTAGCTTCATATAAACGTACAACTTCTTGAGCAATAAGTTTACCAGCAGCCTCTTCTGCCATCCTTACTTCATCACCCTGATATACTTCAGCATATTCTTGCTTAACTCTCTCATAAGTAGAACTCTCTCTGGCAACTTTTAATAATCTTTGATAAAGAGGATTATCTTTACCAAGCATCCTCACCATGATATGAGCACACTCTTCACTGAGAGTAGTAGCATCTGCCTTATCTAAAGCTACGGTAATAATTTTCCTTACCATATCAACCTGAGCTATAGCAGATATAGGATTACCATCTTTATCAGTAATATCTCCCCAAGTCTTAACTTGGAAGCCTATTCTACCAGCCCAATCCTTTAAAAGCCCATCAAGGCCCTTTATAGGCGATTTGGTGGACTCTCTTGAAATCTGGTACATCTCCTCAGGTTTAACATCATAAGCGCTTAAATCAGGCTTATATTGCTCAGGAAGGACATATCTCTCTACATATACCTCAGAATACTCTTTGCCCATAGGAGAGCTTGCAGATTTAACAACTTTAGCTCTATAAGCCCCATAGTTAGCATTAATTTGAGCAGCTTTATTAATTGCTGCTTCATACTGTGCTTTGCTATTAGTATATACTACAGGTCGTCCTTTACTATCTACAATACCAAGAGCCATCTTTTCTGTAGCAGAAATGGGTTCATAAGTTATACGAAGAGATTTAATAGTCTCCAAAGCTTGGCGAAGAGTAGGGATATTATCCCCACTCTTTACATACAATGCCCAGGCAATGTCTTCACCAAACCTGTTGACTAAATCCTTCCAAGCCTGAGAGCTTGTGTTAGGACATACATTAGCCATAATTATTTACACAATTTTTTACGTTCTTCTCCCGACTGAATAAATTCAGCACCTTTACTTTTTGTAGAGTTGTTAAAGGATTCTAATAGTTTATATTGGAATTGATAATAACCTTTCCCTTTAATCCTATCATATCCTGCTTCACTCCATCCTTCTAATTTAGACCACTCTTCTTTTGAAATAGAATCTACAGGATAAGGAGCTTTTGTAACTTCTACGAAGGCTTCTTGTAACTCTCCTCCAGCAGAACCAGTTACTCTAAGTATATCCCCTTCTGTAAGATTCATCCTATTATAAGATTTACCCCAGTCTCTAGAAGTAGCAGTTCTATCTCCACTAAGGACTAGCTCCATAGTAGTTTTGCCCTTAAATTCAGATCTCATAGTTCTACCACCAGTTCCATCTGCAAAATTCATTGCTAAACTATATTTAAATCTGGGAGAAGAGGATTGATCACTATAAAAATCTTCTGGAGCAGAATTAGCCATCTCCTCCTCTATCTGAGCTTCCCTCATTATCTCAACTTCTTCCCAAGTATAAGGCTTGTTAGGTTGAGATCTCTCTATATCAGAGCTATCAAGATTCACTTCCTTGATCTTTCTAATCTCATTGATAAGCTTAACTAAGGGACTATCAGCTTCAAAATTATAAATCTGACGTTGGTGATTCTTAGCTACAGATTGAGAATCTAAGGGGAAGTTAATCCTTGAACCTTCAATATCTTGCTTCTTCTCGTTGTAATATCTTACAATAGGATAGATCTTCTTAGTCTTATTACCATCTTCATCTGTAGCATATCTCTTTCCAAGAGGAAACGCAAGTGCCATTCTCAGATTAAATGGTAAGATACTATCATCATTGTAATTTGATAACTGCCAAGCATACAAGAAAGCTTCTCTCATAACACCATAACCTCTCTCTTGATAAGAATCTAGCATAGGTTTAATATAATCCCTATACATAGAGGCAGGAATAATGTCAATATAATTGAGAGGAGACATCTGAAGTCCTGATTGTAATAAGCAGAACTTCATTAAATCCATTGCAAATTCCTTATCTTGCAGATAAAGTTGTTCCCAAGCATAAGTTACAGCATTAGAAGCCAAAGGATCTTTATCTACATAAGGTTTAATATTATGGATATCTTCTCTTACAGTATCTAAGATCGGTACTAATGCCTGGAATAAAGGATTATCTTTATATGCAGGCTCAGAACGAAGTCTAGCTAACTTCATAGGGACACTGTTATCACCTACCATAAGTCTCTTTCTCTCAGAAATTAAGGTCGTACCGTTAGCATCTGGAGTATTGAGAATAATAGCTGTTAAGAAATCATTCTTAAATTTATTAAGACTACTTACAGCTTTATAATCAGGAGTAGGAGATGCTGTGTATCTACTAATCACGTCATCAAATAAACCATCTTGTCCATTAGTAAACTGCTCGTCTCTAAGTAGGAGGAAGAGAGGTTTAAAGAAGTCTTTATATTCAGCAACAGCATTCTTATAACCTGCTATATAACCCTCATCGACTAGCTTCTCATAGTTAACTATCTTCTCACCTGCTGTAAGACTTTTATGTAACTTCATGAGTAGTTCAGAGAGATTCTTACCACCATCTTTAGTATCATAGGTAGTACCTTGCATAGCATCTGCAACATTACGTCCCCATTCAACGTACCGAATGAAATCATCAAGAATCTGATTTTGATAAGTTAAATTCTGAGTAGTAATATAACTCTCAAGCTCATCCGCCGTGAAAACCTTAGCAGGAGCCGCCTCATCGATAGGAGGATATTTCATAGACAGATAGGCTCGAATCTCGTTCTTATTATATCGAGCCATAGCTGTGCCAGCCTTAACCCTAGCTGACTTAGGTGATACATAATTCTCCTGAGCAATCTGAGACTCATACTGCTGTTGTAACTTAAGATATTCACGAATGATAGGCTGATTCATAAATAAAGCTAACGTATCAGGATGAACACCTGCCATAGTAAGCATTGTAAGCGTTCCTAATGTTGCAGGAGTAGCTCCAAGATTAACTCCAAAGGGAGATTTTGCAGCATCCACAGCAGCACTAATCCACTGATTTAACAGCTCGGAAATAGGAATTTTCTTAGTACCAGCAGTAAACTTTCGTCCGAGCTGAACAACACCATTTTCCTCATTATGCTCAAAATTAATCTGAACTTCTTCTGCAGGTATTCCTAAGTTATACATGGAAGCAAATACGTAGAATTTACCTGCATTAGCTGCAATACCTACCTCTTTCTTACCAGCCATATAATTCTCAGCAACCTGTAGAACATATGTAGGAGCTGCTTTAGATTTATAATACTCAGCTTCCATCTCATAAGTATCTCCAAAGACAGCTTTCATAGCTCTCTTGGCAGAAGCTTCCAAGATGTTAGTCTGAATAGGCGCTATAAAGTTAGAAGCATTCTCAGCTATGTGAGCAAGTTCTTTCTGAATCTGAGTAATACGATTCTCAATAGCTTTCTTATGAAACTCTTCTTTAGATACCTTAGGAGTCTGCTCAGTATCAGCAAGCTCTTGTAATAGCTCACTATTACCAAAGAATCCACTTAGAGCTTCAAGGATACCTTCCTTCTTCTCATCCTTAAAAGAGTTAACTAGTTCCTCATATTGCTCTTCCCAATGAGAATAATCTATGTACTTAAGCTGTCCTTTAACCTTATAATAATTAGGTACATATAAGTACATTTTATCAATATCATACAATAATCTCTTATACTTTCATATAAGTTTAGACTATATCTTCACTACTAACTGTAGTGTTCCGCATTCTTGAAACTTTACCGTCCTCAGCATAACCTGGTGGGACTCCATGTTTTAGTCGTTGAACCTTATACTTATTACTAAGTATCTTGGCTGCGGATTGCCCAATTCTTAGACTTTTTACCATTCTATAACCATTACATTATAGTATCTAACTATATTACTATGTTAGAGTGGTATCTAAGACTCTAAGGGGGTTCCCGCAATTAACGGAATTTTACTCGAACCATGATATTAATCCGAGCCAGCCTTAGCAACAATCTCTGTTGGTAAGACTATAATATCTCCTGCTGCTTCAGGGAGGAAATCTTTAACGACAATAGTTTCTATTGAGCTAAGTCCCTGTGTAGGGATACGGAATCCTATAAGCTGTAGTAATTCAGGAGGTACTTTACCTACCTTTGTAATACCCTTAAACGGTGAGGGAAGATATACTTCCATAGATGTAATCTTAGGCTTACCATCTACATATTTTACTACGAAGTCTAAGTCTGAAGATTTATACTTACCTTCATTATATGTACGGCTTGCCTTAGTCTCCCACATGGTTGAAGGCACCTGGAATGCTGCTGTACCATGACGCTTCTGAGAAGTAGTCATACTTGCAGCTCTACTCATAAGGATGCTCTCAATCTTCTCACGTGTAGGAAGAATATCTATATTAGTAGTACCATCATCAAGATTGTCTAAGAGTTCTATAGCAGTAATGTAATTATCCGCTAATCCCCTTTCAATAGTTTCTCGACGTAGAGAATTAACGAGACTTACAATACCCTCTTTAGAAATCTTCCATCCCTTCTTAGTTGCTACAAGACCTAACTCTTTAACAAGTTGATCTCTACCTATAGCAATACGTTGATTATTCAGGCTAATATATTCCTCAGCTAAAGCTTTAACTTTAGGAGTGTTCTCTCCAAAGTGTTCACTAATCTCTCCAGCATCAAAAAGCCCATTAAGAATCTGTACCATCATCTGAGTACCAGTAACTACATCATGGTGCTTATGTTCACCAGTATCTACTTGAATACCCCAATATTCCCAATAAGTATCTTGAGTAAGGAGATCTAAAGGCCCAGTATAATTACCTTCAGTATCTACTAAGAAGTTACCTTCTTTATCATAGAAGTCATTAAAAGGATGCTCTGTATTTGTAACTAATACACCTTCCTCATTAGTAACCGAATTAGTCTTAGTAGTTACACCTTTATTAGCTGAATAGTGTACGGCTACACTAACCTGATTCTTAATCATCAGCTCGTGAAGCTTAGAGAGGTTAGTATCTCCTAAAGCCTTCAGGACAGAAGGTATTAGAGGCATCAATGAGAGCTTATAGAAAGATGGTTTAAATCCTTCAACATTAGCTAAAGGACCAAAGTGTTGGGGTTTTAAGGAATTAAATACTTGAGAACCCCAGCTGCCACGAGTTAAAGGAGATTTATGACCATCAAAATCTACAAATACTCTCTCCTCAACAGGAACTCCTGCTCTTTCTTGTACTTCCCATTGATAAAGCTTTTCAGAATCAAGATTCCAATCTCCTACTCTAACTTTGAATTCTCGGTACGCATCTAATGAAATCATTCCGAAACCATCACCCTCAGTCATATCTGCATAAGGAGCACTATTGAGACCCAACTTATCTGCATTCTTAATAAGAGCTTCTGTCATCATATCCTCAAAGGACTTACTCTTATCAGAGTGTTCATAAGCCTTAAGAACATCATTGCGAAGTGCCTTATATTTATTATTTTCAGCATCTACAATCTCAGCAATCTGATATAATTGCTTAGAATAGCTAGGAACATCTGAGAATACAGCAGTTCTAAGTATAGGCTTACCACTTTCATCAGTAAGATTCTCAGCACCATCCATGCGCTTAAAGTCACGTGCTATAGTAGTATTAATACCATCAGATGTTAAGCAGGTTTTCTTAGAACCCATGGCACCATTGTGGCGTTTGAATTCATCACCTAAAGATTTATAGAATATATTATCTCCATATAATATCTTACTTTGCTCAATATTACCGATAGCATAATTTACTACTGCGTGACGTATCCAGCTTATGACGTTAGATTTAGAGTACTGATTAGTAGTAGGATTAGTACTTAGCTTTAGAGACATATTCAATACTTGATCATTAGCTAGTTCTTTAAGACCTCCTAGGTCTATTAGCTTATCATAAGCATTGCTAGTCCAAGTATTAATCATCCTCTCTATACGAGTAGATAACACATCTCTACCTATAGTATTAAGAACTCTATCTGCAAAATCATTAGGAGATTCAGCAGTATCTACTAAGAATTCTTTAATCTCATTAGGAGTTAACAAACTTTCAATTACTGTACCCTTAGTATAGTTCTTGTTAAAGTTTGTAAATGCTCTATCCTTGATATGAGATCTAGCAATTTCATCCCATAAGTAACCTCTGAAAATATCTATAACTTCTCCACGAGTAGTATTTACATTAATCCAAGTGTCTCCATGATCTAGGAATCGCTCTTGACCATTATCAGCAGGTCTCATAATATTATCCCTACCTTCCATAGTCATATTAAGGACTGTAGAAAGCTTATCTATAAGCTTCATATCCTTATAATCCGTTCCTGTACCATTAGAATTCTCTCTATTACCCTCATGTATCAAGATTGATAATTTAGGAGTTCTCCGATCTACAAGAGCTCTATTAAGTAACAAAGAGTGCGTTACGTAAATATTATGAGAAGGATCTAGATGAGGCATCTCTGAATATAGCTTCTCAGGGTTATCTATAACTCGATTAATCTTATTGATTGTCTGATTAATATAACCAGGCTTTTGAAGATCATAAATTCTTTCATCTCCAAGCGAAATGTGAGAATTTTCTAGAGTTTCTATACCAAGATCTGATTGTATATCTAAGAAAGCATCTAAGTTCTCATTCTCTCCATCACGGTTCTCATTTACAATAGGAGTCTTTAAAGATCCCTTAAGTATCTGATAGTAAACCTGTCCTATCTTATCCAAAAATCTCTTAGTATGCAAAGCTTTTTGAAGAGTCTCAGGATTATTGATATCATAGGTTATTCCTAAGATACGTAAGAACTCTTCAGCATTATCGGCAGTAGGGATACGAGGGAAAGCTTTCTTAATAGCATCTGCATTATATTGCCAAACTTTATATTTATTACGGTTATAAAATTTGATAATATCAGGGTTACCTTCTAACAACCACTTAGATAACTGAGCTCTCCATGCTCCTGCAATGCGAGCTCTATGACCTACAGTAGAAGCATTAAAGATAGTGTACTGTCCATTAGCTTTAGTAATACCTATAAGATAATTATTCTTGTTATTATTAAATGCCTGCATGAACTGTACAACCTGAAGCATATCTGAAGCAGACCAGGAATCAACTTTATCTAACTTGAGCCAAGAAGGGACTACTTGAGTAATTATCTCTCCCTCGGGAGTCCTAAGTGAAACAACCTCATCTCTAATGAGAGGATAAATAGCAGGATACTCTTCAGCAACTTGAGACAACCTCTTCTGCAACTCTTGCATGGAAATGCTAGTAGGAAGATTAGCTAACTTATTTGCTAAGATATTAAAGACCTTACCAAAAGGTTCAACCTCAGGCATTCCTAAGCTATTCTTATAAGGTATAGCTTCCCGAGTCTTAAAATCATAATATTTCTTAGGTAAAGTACTAAGAAGTAGCTTTATGATTTTATTAGAGTTCATCTTACTACTTACAGTAATAGATTCCGCAAATAAAGCTGCAGAGTCTCGACCTTGATTATTCTCACCACCTGAGATCTCAGAGGCGGATTCTTGATAGTCTTCAGACGTTTTTAACTCTAATTTATATTGTGCTAGCCGCTCTTGCTGATGTAAAGCTTTGATTCCCTTAGGATCATTCCAAGTTTCTAGAACTTTCTGTAATTTCTCAAGATCAGAGAGATATTGCTCCATTAAATTAGGATCTGCGAAAGCTATAGAGGATAGGATTTCATTGTATCGACCTACAAACTCATTATGAGCAAACTCATAAGCCTCAGATACAATCTTAGCATTTTCTGACTGTAGTATATCAATTAGATTACCATTCTCCTTAAAATACTGTAGGAACCAATAGTGTAAACTATTTACAGCGTCTGCTGTAGTAATAGCATCTAAACCTGGGATAACCTTATAGTGAGGAGATGTTGCCTTTAATGTAAGATAGTCATTCATAAGAAAACCTTTATTACGAACTCTCTCTACAATAGATTGTATACTTTGAGTCCATTCCCTATTGGGTTTACCAAGATGCCGAATGCTATTATATAACCTTGTTAACTGATACTTGATATACTTAAAGATTTTCTTAATAAAATTATTATCTTCATCCTCAGTTACCATAAAGTCTGCAAAAGCTTCTGCTAGAACCTCTTCGGCTAATTCTTCACTACCTAACTCAGGATATAGAGGTTTTAATGAATCAAAATAACTTTTATATTCATTATTATTAAGAGCTTCCCTTACTAGGTTAGCTTTCTCATCTGCTGTAAGTAAGCAGTCTAAAATAACGTGAAATGCCTCATGATATACAGCTTCTGTACCAGTACCTTGATATACAGTAACTACACTATCCTCAAATTTACCAACTACATTCTTAGCAATAGCAGACTTAACAATCTTGAAGTCAATATCAGGAAACTTCTTCTTAAACCATTCTCCTGCTTTATCTAATTCCTCATTTGCAGAATTACTCATTTGCTCATATGTCCTACGGAATTTTGTAACTGTAGAAATACGAACACTATTATTAGACTTCTGTGGCGTAGCGTTTAGATTGTTAGCCATATCTAGAGCTCTTTGAAGTTGAGCTCTAGTCTTAGGATCTGTAGTGCTTTCAAGCTGCCGCTGAAGTGCTGCTATAGCAGGATTACTTGACAGTGTAGTAGGTTCTGAAACAGGAGATTTCTTATCCTCTACAAGAGTAAGTTTAGCATTAAATTGAGTAGGATCCTTAACCCCCATTCTGTTAGCAAGGTATGCTTGGGCAGCATTCGCAACATCTGCTAAAGTAGCTCCCTCTCTACCAGCATATTGGTTAAGCTGATCTGCAACAACTATAGGAAAAGCATTCTCCTGATCAGAACTAACAATACTCCTACCATCATATTGAGCTTCAAAGTCAAACCTATTAATATTACCATTCGCAGGATTGGTAACCTCAAGTGTCATCTTTACAGGAGTACCTGATCTAATAGTATCAATAACACTTGCTAAAGACTTCTCCTTAGAAACCTCTTCTTTGGCCTCTGAGACTTCATCAGAAGTAACAGTTTCTACATTCAGAGGATCATATGTCACATATCGCTCAGCATGCGCGTAAGGACTATTAGGATCTACTACAAAGTCTACTAGATTTTCTCTAACAAAAGTATGGTAATTTTGGTATTTCTTAGCTCCTAATGTACCATCTTTATTAATCTTAGTAGGGAAGTAATAAGGATCTTTACTTGCAGGATTAATCTTTGAATAACGAGGGTTATAGAAAGCCTTACTTAAGAAATTATTAACTTCTGTAAGAAACGCTTCGTTAATAACATAGTTACCATTTTCATCTCTTACAGCAGCTTCAATATATCGTTTATCTCCAAACTTCTTATCCCCAATATTCCACCTTACAGTATTCTGACCATTCTCATTCTTAATATTATATAAAGTACGGGCAGGATCACCATGACTATTATACCTAAGTAAATCTCGTAGAACTCCAAAAAAGTCGTAATGTATAAATTCTTTACCACTCCTAAAAGTATACTTACTATTACTTACAAAGGTCTTTCTTTTAATAGATTTAGCAATATAATGCCTAAATAAATCTACTAAAAACTGCCTAGTTTCTGCCTGAATAGGTACTGAGTTGGCTCTATAGAAATTATTATTCGTAGCATCATGGATAGCCATTGTTCCTGCAGGAACAGTAAAGGTTTGACCATTCTCTGTAATAATTCTACCAGTATTTGAAATATAAACCGTTAAAGTATTTATATCCATATTAGCAGGTAAACTCTCAGCTAAAGGCTTAAGCTGAGCAGGCTTCTTGATAACATCATCTTTATACTTATCATCAATAATACCCGCACTTGTTCCTTGAATGACAACAGGTACACTTACACCATCTTGCAGATGTTCCCAAACATCTCTAATGTAAATAGCTCTATAGTAATCAAAGTCCTTCTGAGTACCATAGTACTTACCATCAGCATTAGTTGTGGGATCTGCTACAGTAGTATAGATAGCTCTATTAGGATCAAACTCCTTCCCAATCGAGTTACCATCAGCATCTATATAATTTCCTTCGTGATCCGTGAGAATTAATCTCCCAGCAGTCTTACCTTCATATTTGAAAGGTACTATAATACCTCTATATTGAGAAGCATCATGTTTATCAAGGAAGTCAAACCATCGTATTTGATCCACATTGCCATTCTCACGGCTAGCTATATCAGAGCCTTTGGAACCTCGCCAGTAATTCTCTGCAGATCTCTTGGGAGGATCCCACAAAGCATCATTAGCTTCAGGAGTATCAAAGCTATCAGAACGAACAAATTCTATCTCCTGAGCATCGTTATTCTCAGGATTAGCATCCTTAATTTCTTCTCCAGATGCTTTAATAATCCTATCTTGAGCTCGATGATATAAATCATCAATCTCTTCGATAGCTTCTTCACTAAGAGTTGAGTCATTCTTATATCGCTCTCTCCAAATAGCTAGATCATCAAGACTCTTCAGTTCATCTACTTCCTTACGAAGCTCCTTACGTTCAGCAGGAGTAAAAAATTTGACTTCAGGAGTAGCAGGAGTAGGTTCAGCCGCTTCCGTAGTTTCAACAGGTTCAACATTTTCCTCTCTATAAGATTCTAAGTCTGCAGAATTTACAGGACGCTCAACACCATTCTCTTCTAATAAAGGCATGCTGTAAGTACCTAGCTCATCATCATAGCCCCGAAGGAAATAATTATCCCCATCCTTAACTACTTGAGCTCTATTAGTAAGTATAGGTTGATTATTATCATCATACTGTACTAAAGGCTTATTCACCTTAGATTCAACTGCTTGCTTTTCAGCTTCAGTAGCTATTCTTTGTAGTCTCTCAACTTCGGTCTCAAGCCACTTCTCTTGATACTCTTTCTTAGTAATCTCCTTATATTCCTTATCGACATCATCTAAAGCTTTCTTAACATCTCTATACTGTTTAATACGGTCAGTAAGAGTTTTATAAGCTTCAGGAGCTTCAGATTGTGCTAAGGTTTTTGCATTAGCTTCGAAGTTAAGATCTTTATCTAAGCTCACATTATAAACAGGAGATTTTGCACTTAAGGATTCATTTAAATCTGTAAGTTTATTCTGAATATCCCTGTATAAATCTTTACTCCAGGTTTGAAGAGTATTATGTCGTATACGATTGTCAAAGATCTCTTGGCTATTAGGATTATGTGAAGCTAAGATATACTCATTCTCAGATTCATTAATGTATTCTTTCAACTTCTGAGCTTGCTCTCTTTCCTCAGGAGTTCTGCTAGTATCATTAATAATATCTTCTGTAGATCTCTCTAATGCTGTAATAGTACCATTCTGAATAGATTCAGTAATGAGATCTGCAGCCTCCTTATTCCACATAGCATCCGCAGTTACATCATCTCCCCTAGAGATAGCTTCAGCTTTTAATGCCTCGGCTTGAACAATATTATTAAGCTTATTATTAATTCCCTTAATAAATTCTTGTTGCTTAACATATGATTGATATTCCTCATCACGACGTTTACTACCTAGAATATCTCCAGAAGCTACATTAGCAACAACTCTAGATACAGCTCTTTGTCCAGGGCCTGTGACTGCTCCCATAAGACCTTCTACAATAGCCTGCTTTGAAGTACCAAAGGCAAGAGCTCTATCCCAGAAAGTATCCCCTAGCTTCTCATCTTCCTCAGTTAAAGTACCAGCAGCTTTACGAACCTGATATTCTCCCTCCATCTGAAGAATATTCTGTCCAATTTCTTCGGCACCTTCCTTAGCTCCCTGAATAAGTATATTATCTGCAGAAAGCTTACCTAGGTTCTTAATAGCCTTGAGTTTCTCCTTAGGATTAGTAAGAAGTGCTTGCCTAAAAGCTCCTTTACTTTTAACAAGACCATGAAGACCTATGGCATCTGTTAGCATGAATATTCTATTGTTACGGACGAATTCAGCCTGTTCTTTGCCTATTCTAGCTTGTACCTCAGTGTCATTATTAAACTCATCTTCTGCTAACTTACGAGCATTCTCAATACTTAAAGGAATAGGAGAATCTTTGAACTGCTCATAGTATTCCTGAGCTTTAGATTCTATATACTGCTGCTTAGCATTCTCTCCAAGCTCTATAGCCATCATCTGGCCCTCTGCATAGTTAGTAATAGTACCAGCAGCAACATCCTTAGCAATTTCTCCTAAAGTATTAGCTAATACCTTAGTTCCTGTTGAAGCATTCATAGCTGCTGATGCTCTACCTGCTAAAGCTCCTAATCTACTGAGTTTAGCAACTGCTCCAATACCTTTTGCAACAAGACCCCCAGGTATGGCGAATCCTATTACAGAATCTATCATACCTTTCATGGTACTGAATTTAAAGAATTGACCTAAGGCACTGTCACTTTCAGTTTCATATATCGGTAATGCCTCCTCTAGTCCTCCCTTAAATTGTCTCATAGCATTAGATAACCAGTTATCTCGATCGTTATCTAACTTATTAAGTGTCTTATAGTGACCTTCAATATCTAAGATGTATCCTATATCTTCTAAAGCTGTTGCAAGGCCACTAACTGCACCTCCTACAATAGCATTAGTAGCTTTTAGAAATCCAGATTGCTCTTCAGCTCTAAGAGTATTTAAATCTCTTAATTGGTTAAGTTCAGTAATCTCCTCATCGTATTTTGAGGGTGCCCCATTTGCAGCTTGAAGATATTCAAGACCAATATTTGATTCATCTCCAAATATAGATCTGGCAAACCCAGTATCGTGAGAAGCTTGCTCAGTAAGAAATTCATTCATACCGTAGGACTGGGGGGCTAATTTATTAACCCCCGGAAGTCCCTCGATATTATCGTACTGAGCTTTTTGCTGACTTATCTGGAATAGTGTGTCATTAAGTTTCTTTAAATTCTCATCCATTAATTATTCAGCTTTAAATTGAATTTCTTTATTAACTCCTGTAGTTAACATAGCGGTCTTAGTTCTACTAGGAATAGTAGAATCTCTCAGGCTAGATAGAAATTCTAAGTAGTTTATATTCTTAAAATAAGATTCAGCATCACCTCTTGATTGTGCCTCTATAATAGAGTTATAAGCATTGTTATAAAGATCATTATATTCTGAATCGCTCATACCTCTAATCTTACGTAAAGCATCATAATATCCTGCTTCACTCTGGTCAATATCCTCAGGTCTGATATAATAAGTATCTTTACCATCTCTTATACGTATCATACCATAGTTATCTAACTGTTCTATTGAGAATGAGTTAGAATCATCTTTACTTAGAGTGTTGATTACATCCTGAGAATCTTTACCAAACCACTTATTCTTCTGGAGAGCCTTAGTACCACTTAGAGCATTATCTAAAGAACTATATACATTCAATGATCCAGAAGTTATAGAAGGAATAACCCTATTAATAAATCCCTTCTTTAGATCCGGGTCATCATAAGTAGTATATCCATACTTCTTACCTAATTTATCAATTTCGGCATCAATTAAATCTAATACTTTATCTACTGAAGTGTTCTCATTAACATCAATACCATACTTCTTTAGTTTCTGTAAATTCTTATTTGTAGAGTATGCTCTAAGAGCTAATTGATCTGAAGGATTGCCAGTTAAGGAAGCTAAGAAATCTAAAGTATTTTTAGAAAAGTCATTCTCAATAGCAGCCTTTATATTAGATAACTCCTTTATTTGTGGAACATCCTCAGAAGCTCCATACTTATCTGCAAAATATAGTCCTGAAAGCTTAGTATTTTTGCTACCTTTAAGATTTGCCCTACGAGCTAAGGCTTGCTCCTGAGCTTGTTGTAAAGCTAATCTCATACTAAAGTCATCTGAGATTCCCTCTACTTTCGAAGCTCCTAATGCTGTATTAAAAGCACTAGCTGCATATTCCCAAGCTCGCTGTGCTTCTGCAGAGTCTGCTCCATAATAATCGTATACTCCAGTAGAGGAAATTACTCTATTAGCAGCATCTCTTATAAGATAAGCCAGAGGAGCTGTTTTAGCAAGATCTACACCTAAGTCCTTATTTAGAGCTAAAGCAATATCCTCAGGAGTTGCTCCTGCTTGAGTCATTGCCCAATACTTATAAGGTATTCCTGTCTTAGATAACTCAGGAAGATTTTGAGAAATATACTTACTAATAGGAATCATTTCTTGGCGAGTTCTCTCATAAATCTCTTGACCACTAATGGGATTAAGCTCATGAGAAGTAGGATCTGCAATCCATCTATCAAGTCCTACTTGCATAGGATCTTTTATTATGAGGGAAGGATTTCTTAGTTGCGCTTCCTTAGCAGCTTTTGCCCACTGTTCTCTATCAACAGCTGCCTTATTTAAAGGTAGAATATTATTAGTAAAGTCAGTCTTACGCTGAATTAATCTACGTCTAATACCAGGAGTAAGGCCATTCTTAGAGAGATCATTTATATCAGCTTGAACCGAAGATTGGAATTGTTGATTAGCTTGTATAGCAGCATCATCAATCCCAGGCTGGAATCTTGTAGCAGCATCAGCAGCTAAAGCCTGATTTTGAAGAACCTCCTCCTCCGCTTTATTATGCAACTGCTGCATATACATAGGAGCAACCATTAGCTCTTGCAAAGATGGTAACTTAAACTCCCCATATGTTATCTTATCATAAGCATTAACAGCAGCCATTACTTACCTCCTTTCTTAATACCTCGCAGGAACTCTGCTACTTCAGGATCAAATAAGAACCCTCCTGTAGCATTCTTAGAAGCATTATATTTATCTAACCATTCCCCAAATTGGTTATAGTCAAACATATTGTTTATTCTCCGAATATCTCCTAAGTATCTAGAAGCTTCTCCAATAGATTGACCAATTTGAGATATTCCAGATCTGCGAGAATTACGAGCAGCAGCTCTATTTTGAGCATTAATTTGCTGTTCATTAATATTATTCATAATATTAAACTGCTGCTGTTGTGCTGCTAAAGCCGCTAATTGACGATCTTGCTCAGCATCAAACATAATAGACTCTTTCTTACGTTGTCTATTAATTTCATCTGACTTAATATACATGTCTCCTAATGCATTGAGAGCATTATAATTATGAGCTACTAAAGCTGCCCTAGCTGAAGCAGGATTACCTGCAGAAGTGTTAATAATATTCCTAGCTGTAGCATTAGCCTGTGCTCTATACTTATTAGCCATGTATTCTCTATCTATAGGCTCATAAGGTAAACGACGCCTAGTCATATAAGGGCTCAAGTCCATCTGGCCATAAGATACTTCTTCTGGAGTACTAAAGGCATCAGATATTGCTAAACCTGTATTAGTTAATGCAGGAGCAAATAATCCCAAAGATTCTAGCCAAAAATTCTTCTTCTTGGGCTTCTTAGGACCTTCAGAGTTATCTTCTACATCTATAAAAGATGTATCTGTTGGTACAGAAGTATTGCCTACTATTCGATTATTAAAATTATTTAATAAAGTTCCAGAAGCAATAGACTCAGTAGACCTATTTCTTGAATTAATAGTAGGTTGAGAATCATAGTCATAAGTAGGTACTCTCATCCCTACTCTTCCTATAGGATTATATCCTACTCTAGGACCTACATCATAAGCTGATCCTGCAGAATACCTATCACCTACAGGAGTCATCCAGTTTGACTTATAAAGATAATTTCCTTCAGCTAACAGTCGGCCCCCAGCAGCATGCCACTTAGAAGCATTACGAGCAAAGTTTGCTTTCTTAACCATAGCAGACGAATAATTCTCTTTATTAGCTAAGACTTGACGAGCAAATTCTTGAACCCCTTTACCATGTTTCTTAGCAGCTGCAGTAAACGTACCACGCTTTGAAGGCTTAATATGTATACCACCACCTTCGGCATAGAGAATGTCACCAAGTTCATTTATATCAAATATTTCATTCATAGCTTCATCAGCTTTATCTATATATTTCTGAGCTTCTTGAGCTTGCTGAAGCCTTCCTAGCATAGCATCTCTACCTCTCGTACTTATAGGATCAAAAGGTCTTTCCTCGCTCTCCTTAGAGAGTTTCTTAGATGCGTCAGCATAGGACTTTTTATCTACTCGGCCTAAGTCATAAGCCTTACCAAAACCTTTGGGTACTTTTAATCTCTGAGAGAATACATAGTCATCCCACTTAGTTTCTCCTTCTTCAACAAGATTAGGATTACCATTAGGACCTATACCCTGAGGAATACCACCATTAGCATTAGTTTCGTGGGAACCCCCAGAATTAAATTCACTGAAGCCTGTAGGATAATCACCTCCATGAGTTCCTACCCATCCTCCAAATGCTACAATATTAGCAAGGGCATCCTGAGCTTCTCTCTGACTAAGGTAAGCATTCTGAGCAGTAAGAGCTTCATTAACTCTTTCATTAGCTTGACGACGCTTGCCATTTCTATCACTTGCTCCAAAGAGTCCTCCTACAAGTCCTGCTACGCCCCCAGCTAAAGCTCCCCAAGGACCAGCTGCAGCACCAGCAGAAGCACCTCCTAAGGCTCCTGAAAGACCCGCTCCTCCCATACTCTCTGTAGACTGTGGAACCCAGTCTGAGATCCACGAGGATAAAGCACTCTTAGACATCTGATTCTTAGCAGATTCTACCTGTGCATCACCAGTAGCTTCTATTTCATCACCGCCACCAAAGTTTCCCAGAAGGGAGGTGGCAGCCCCGATAGCTCCCGAGGCTATGCCAACACCTTTCTGTAACTTAGCATTCTTAGTGGCTGCATCATTAGGTTTAGCCATTATACTGTATAGTTAACAATTAAATCATGCATTACTAATTTATTATCCTCTAACTCTGTAGGAGTATAAGATAACTTCATCTGAATCCACGGATTACGAATTCTATTAAGCTGATAGTTCTCAACTTCTTTAACATCTCTTGGTATATAAGCTCTCCACATTCTAAACTTCTTTTGAAGATTTTTATATTGCTTAAGAGTTACATCCCCAGTATCCTGAAACTCATTCCTTACATGGATATGATCCAAGGTCCTATTAGGAACATACTTAGAGTAGTTATCATTCTCAAGTGTAAAAGCATCTGCTCTAAACTCAATATTGTTGAATACTTTGTCCCTAGACATCTCAGGATTTACTATGTAATCTATATAAGAAGTAACCTTAGGTTTGTCAAAGAATTGATTATAAATACCAGCGTTTTGCTGATAGATACTAGTAGTATCATCCTCTGAATATATACTCAAGAACTGCCCATCTTGTCTAAACATGAAGGGGACATTCTTATAATCAAAGAAGCTTGTAAATGCTGCTAATCTCTCAGAGAATACTAAGCATTCATTCTTATCATGTATATATACGTCATCATGAATACTATCTCTACTCAGCTTCCAGTTAGTCATACCATCAGTAAGACTAAGCTCTCCTGTAGAATAACCTAAATTATTGAGTGCCCACTTAGTAAAATGTGCTACACCAGTAACTTCTTTAATACCTTCAGAAGATATTAAATTAAGGTTTTTCTTAGCATGGTCAATATAATATATACCACTACGATTAGTAATAATAGACCATTTATTTTGAGCTCCAGAAGTTGTAGAAATATACCTTACTCCATCAACTTTATTGCTATTAGCTAGCTCTACTGGTAATCCATCCGATACAGGAATTTGTACTCTCGTATTATAAAGGATATTTGAAATAGCCTTATCTTGAAAAGTATATAGCTGATTATTATGAGCTACAATCTTTGTAAGCTTACCATATTCTCCATCAAGATTATAAGTAGATGCAAAGGTTAGATTAGTCCAATTATCTACTAAGCTATCAGGATATTTAGGTAATGTCCACGAGAACTGATTAGGAAATTGTCCACTATGCTCCAAGACTCTATAATCATTCTTAGTATAATTAAAGAAGTTATTAGCTTGACTATATACAGGATTCCATACATTCCAGTTATCAAAGTTCATAGCCCTAGTATCAGTATTATACCTGTTAACGTCAGCCCTACCATCAGGGTTAACATAGGACTCACAGATAAAGGATACTATGTCATTTACCTTCTCGATCTTATCACTATCTGAAGCTGTTCTTAAGCAGTCATATCGTCCTACAAAGACATCTCCTTCAGTAGCTTCTACTATACAAGACTGAGGCTTTTCTGAATCAGGAATAGGTAATACTGTAGGTTTACCGCAAGGAATCCACACCTGCTGATATAATCCACTTTCATTCCAATCACTATAAATAAAAGCATCAGATCTAACCAAATCTATAAGTAAGAAGTGAGGAAGATTTCTATGCCATATAATAGATTGTATACCAACATTATCATATTCTGGAGCTAAGATTTCCTCTTGAATAGGATCAAATACATCTTTAGCATAGAGACCTATTTTACCAAGCCAGAAGGGATCAGAATTAGTTAATTCTTCAGGATTAATATAAGTATTATTATTTACTAATATTATTACATCTTTACTAGCGGGATTGTCATTAGTGGCAGCATATCTATCTTGAATAGTCCAATGAATGTTAGGATTTTTATCTGTTCCTACTTTAACAATTTCCCTAGACTGAACTTCAATAGTAGACCAGTTCCTAAAAGTTGTAAAGTCTTCCTTAAAATTCTTATGAGCATTCCTTTGACCTTGAGGTAAAGTAATAGAAGTTCTACCTAACTGTGAGGTCTTGCCACTCTTCCAGAATCCTAATCTATAAGATACTTCTACTGTAATATCAACAGGAAGTGGAACATTTGACTCTAGAGCTATTTGCCAAACAGCTTGTCCATAGCCTTTATTAATCGACTCAGTTACCCTATAAGTTTCATTCCTATAAATATCAGGTCTAAAAGAATCTTTAGACGGCCACCAGTAAAGATTAATATAAATAACGTTACCGTTAGATCTACCTAAAACCTGTTGTCCCTCATGATATTTAGCGTAAGCACTAAGCTCAGGTATGATGGGAAAAGCTGCTCTCTCGTCTTCTTTAGATCCAGTATCATTATTATACAATAATGTTTCACCTTTAGCTAAGGAGAAGGTCAAGTGAGTATTAGCCTTATATTGTATAGGAATATTATAGGTATTTGCCTTGAATAAAAGCTCATCCATTCCAGGATTATAAGTCACTGATTCTCCAGAATAAGCAGTTTTGTATAGGCTAATAGAATTTATAGTATCTCCCTTAATAAATAATGAAGGCTGATTAACTCTATAAAATAAGCTATTTAAATCCCTAAACATTAAAGTATTTAGACAATACTTTTTATATGAAAACTGAGAATCCTTGTCTCTTTTATTAGAAGTAAGAGCATCTTCTTTACATCCTAAGTCTTCCCACATATGAGGATAAATATCTCCTGTAGGAGTCCAAGTACCTAATCCCGTTAAATAAAGTCTATGTACTCCAGCTGAAATATCCCCAAACTGCGGAGATGTTAAGAACTTGACTGTAGTATTATTTGTATACTTCTCTACACTAAAATTTTTATTCTCTAAGCTAACCAGGTCTTGGAAAGGATAATAGTTTTGTGCATCAGAGTAACCTAGTAATCCGTAAGTAGTGCCATCCTCCTTGAGTTTATAATTACTATTAGTAGTACTTACTACGCAAGACATTCCTCTAACTTGGAATCCTTCAACGGTATTCTCAAAATAATTTTTATCAACCTCTTGGTACTCAATATCAGGACTCCAGAAATCCATAATACTTTCATCTAAGTATACTCCATCTAAATCATTATTAAGAGCATTTAAAGTAAGATGTGGCTCCTTCATGTACTGAACCGTAGGGTCATATGTAAAGGATTCTGAAGTAGAATCAGTATTAAAGAATTCTCCGTCAGAAGTAATATTACGTTCAGAAGTTGACCCAGTCTCATGAAATGTTGGCATCATATGACCATAATTAGGTCTCATATTCCACACCTTATTCCATTCCGAATCAGGGCTACCATTACCGTAATCAGTATAAAATCTATGAATAAACGGATAAAAGTAGGGATGTCCAGTGAAACGTAAAGCTTTTTGTGTCCAACTACTACTATTATCAGGAATAAGTCTTATATCTCCAACACGAACAGTCCAAGTTTTAAAAAATCCGGAGAATTCATTATATACCCTATAAACTTCCTTAGGTCTTGATAAGTAATCTGTATAAGCCCAACAAGAATTAGAGGCTCTTTGTTTAGGTAAAAATACAGTATTTGTTACAATACCTTGAGCAGGATATTTACGATTAGTCTTCGTAGGGACAACATATAGTAATCTAACCCTACGATAACCATACTTTTCATATAACTCAGTACATTTTTTAGCACTTAAAGTAATGGATAACTTATTTAAATAAAGTGTGGTAACACCTCCTTTAAAAGTATTATTAGGAATGTCAACAGCTTTACCAGCATCGAAGGGTAGAAGATGTGAACGGCTTATTGAGGAATCACAAAATCTTGACTGAGTCTGGGGTCTTTGGAGATTACCTGCCCACAGAGAAAAGAATAATTCTCCATTAACTGAATAGTTAGTCTTAAAATTAACGTAGGCTGCTGTATTTCGTAGAGAAATTTCTTCCAGGTTACCACCGCTATTAATAACAGTATCTTTATTGTAAATTAATCTCCACGGGTTAGGTATTGAATATAAATCAGTATCATACCATATTTCGTTAGCATCCTGTCCTTCAGGATAGCAGTTTATGGGAAAATACCAAAAACTGTCTGCAAGCGGAGGAGTCTCTTTTGTAAAATAACCTACAGTAGTATCTTCTATGAGATTAGACATCCTTTTAGTAGAAGGCTTTGTAGTTACAATATCAGTAAGAGTATATTGTGGAGTTATTTCCTGAGACAATATAGAATCAATTAGAAAGGATGTGGTACAAACATTATCGAGTCTTAATAGTTGTTCTGCATCTTTCTCCTCTAAAGAACTTCCACTCTCATAAAGAGATTTAACGTCCTCTAAGTTTTCTATAAGGATAGGATCTCCCCACCTGCCATTAGCATATTGCCCTTGTAAAGCAAATCTATAAGGTTGACCCTTCTTAAATTGCTTACAATAAGCAGCTCCTTTATTAAGGGTATAAGGAGTATAGGTGTAAGTACCTATATCTGTAGAATCTTCTATAGGAATATAGTCTCTATAGCCCCATCTATATGTTCCACCAGCTCCATCAAGAATAGAAGGGTCACTAGGATACGAATCTACACCTTTTAAATAATAGATATGGTTAAAATCACTATAATAAGCATCTCCTTCATTCTTCTTAATAATTTCAATAGATTCAACTCCTGCTGATGTTGCATCCCATTCAATCCATCCAACAGTAGACCCTTTTGTAATAGTAAGAGTTTTAGGAACAATGTTATCATTCCAGAGTACTTTAAGCTTTACGTCAGAAGCAACTCCATTTTGAAGAAAAATATCTGGTCCTGCATCAAGAGTTTTTTTGCCACTATGAGATCCTACCCACCATGATATAGGAACAACTGTAGTACCATATTCTTTATAAATCCTAATAGACTTAGGTCGTTCATCCTCATTTACTTCATTTGGAATAGTATAACCTCCTACAAAAAGTGTAGCATCTTTAACAGCCATTGTATTAATGATAGCCCTACTAGCATTTTTATAGAGTAGTGATGTAGGATCTTCATTAACTCCTACAACACCAGTATCTACTACTTCTACATAGTTAGACTTTTGCTTCCAAATATATTCAAATACTTCTTGTAAAGTAAAAATTCCGTTACCTACAGTGCTAATATTAACATCAAAGGCTGAGTTAATAGCATCTGCAAAAGAATCATATTCAGGATCTAATTTAGGAAGTTCATCATACCATGCAGGCTTATAAACTTTACTCTGAAGATTCTCAACAACTGTAAGAATTTCTTTCCGTAAATCTTGATATTCTACAGGATCTCCCTCAGGTTTAAGAATTTCATATTCTCCTAAAATCTTAACAGTAGGAGTAGTATCTAAAGATGTTCTATGTATAGAATAAATCCTAACATACTTATACCTAGCATCAAGTCCTGAGAGTCTTATACTAAAACTATTATAGCAAGTTTCATCTTCCTTAGCAGCTCTCTTATCATACGATATATAATTGAGACTACTCGTGTCTACAATATTACTTTCAACACCATGCCAATCAGTAATGTAGGTAAAAGCATATTGAATTACTCCAGGAGCAAATTGACCTCCTGTACTATTCTTCTCAACATCTATGAAGCTGTAAGGGTCCATACTAGGAGAGAAATCATAATAAGTAGTTTCTCCCCACTTCTCAGGCTCGGGATCATTCATAAAGTTTATAACCCGAGGTTGATTATAGCTATCAGTCCAATAAACCTTCCTTCAGATTCATAGACTGGTAATGTTTCAATAAGATGATCTAATGAGAAGTTTAGATTACCTTCAAACATTAGAGTTGTCTTATCAAGATTTTCAATCCTATAAATCCTATCAGGAGCTTCCTTATCTTCTTCAGAATGTGTGAAGAGAATGATGTAACTATTTAAAGATGCATAGCCTATACAAGTTCCTTTAAAGCTAGTAAACTTTATATCTTCAGCATCAGTAAATTCTATAATCTTATTGCCACGCTCATTAGTTATGGATAATAGAGAGCTATCCTCACGAGCAGTGATTCTAATATTACGATTCTCATAGGAGAACTCAGGGTTAAACTTCGAGATGCTAAGATCTTGCTGCATGCCTCGCACTACAAGCTGTGTTCTTTTAATCTCCATAATTAATGACGTATTAAGCGCTCTTTAGCTCCATCATTTCTAAAGCGGTTCTTGAACTCCGTATCTCGTACAATAAGAGTTCTATAAGAGTTAAAGAGTGCCTCAGCTTTGGATAGATTAAGCTTACGAGAATCAGTCTCCCATTGACCAACTGCCCACCAGTAGTCTTGCTCAATCTTGCTGAATTTATTACCATCCAATTTATCATTTAAATAAAGGATTCTAGCATGCTCCTTCTCAATAAACATACGAAGAGCTCGCTGGAATACGGGATTATCAGGAATCATTGGATACCCATCTTCATCTACAGGAATAGCCTTGTAAGACATCTCAATCTTACCTTTCTCCTTAGATAAATATATGTAACTATTATTAATAGTAAAAGTATAATCTACAGACCTAGGTAACTTATCATTAATGCAATAGTTACCAGTAGTTTTTGTATCACCATAAAGATTATGAAAGGTATCTGTAGCCCATCGTGCTACACGATTATCAATCATTAATTGATTACATTCTACATAATCTTCAGGCAAAGGAGCTCTGTAATCTTTATACTCTATAGAGTAATACTTATCTATAAAATCTGCAGGAACTCCTACAATCTGCAAGAAATCTACAGTATAATCTAGGATAGCTTCAAAAGCTATACCATTCATTAGTGGATTTCTATGTAGCTGGTCTGCAACAACCTTTAGACTAACGTATCTTTCTGCTGCCATCGGGTCTATATTTATATTCAAATGCATCAAGCTTCCCTTCTTTAGCTGCCTGATGTACCTTTATTCTAAGAGCCCTATTAGGCTGAAACATATAATAAGATTTTTTCTTAAAACAAGCTTTAGACTTATTGTACTCAATCTTGTAATTATCATGCTTCTCAACCTTAATAGTAATCTTATTTTTATAGGCTTCAGGATTTTCATACCAGAACCTTAATGTCTTACCCCAATCAATAGGAGCTTTATAAACAAATTCTCCATCCTTATTAATATAAGGTTCAATATGATATTTACGAATCTCTAAAAGGCCCATACGAGCCGGAAATTTCACTTCTTCTCCTCGAACAAGAGCATCAGCCAGCATATCATTTATAGTGCGTATAACCGCGTAAAATTGGCCTTCTAGTAGTACATACTTAGACTTCTTAGGTCTATGATGACGATACCACTTATATGCTCCTTTAATACTGAAAGAATTCGTAATCTTGAAAGTTCGAGAACTACTTACTTTCTTTACTTGCTTCAAAAATTCACTGTACTCCATTATTCATCAACAGTTGTTTTAGACTTTGTCTTAGGAGGCTGATAATTACCCATAGATATAGATAAATCATCAGATGAATTATTCTCCCCATCCTTAGGTAAGTATAATACATTGCCAAGCTCTTTGACAATTAAGTCTATAATAGGCTGAACTAAAGCTTGCTCTACAGGAAAATACATATCTAATTTACCATCAGTGGTATCCTGGAAATCTGTGGGATTCTCAAAAACTCCCTGTATCCTAAAGTATTTGCCATTAAGGAAATCAGCAGTAGAGCTTATATACAACTTATGGTCATAACCAATGGTAGCATACGGCTGAGACGATAACCATTTGTTATAACCAAGATATTTAAATCTATCAGGATTTATAAAGTTAACATCAATGTTATTCTCTACATAATCCGTAGACTGTGTGTAAATAGGAATCGGTGTACCATCAATAATGCAATGCTCCTCTAACGGAGAGGTATGGTAAGAGATAGAAGTCTCTAGTAGTACACCATGTAGATTTAAAATAGGTGGAACCGGTTTCTCAAAGCTAAATGTTCTACGAACATCAGTATTATTAGTAGGTAACTCAAGCTGACCCAGTTCCCAGATTTGGTAGTACTCAAGAGGGATGTCCCTCTTGGTGCCACCGTATCTCTGCTTAGTTAATATTGCTCTATATTTGTTGAGTAGAAAGATGATATGTTCAACTTCAATTCTTGAATCATCAGAATCTAATTTTAACTCATCAAATATAGTGTAAACACACTCACGATAGGTATTCATTACTTTGTAGTAATTATGTTATATTCCTTATATAAAGGATCAATATATTGATCTGAAGTAGTGATCCGAACTTCCCCATCTTCCTTTAAAACATAGGAAGCTCCACAATTAGGACATATTGCTAGTTCATTAGCTACTTTATCTACAGGAGTAGCCGTGTTACAAATTTTACATTTTTTAGTATATACAGCCATATTAGTTCATATTGTTATTAAGAATTACTTCCTTAACTTCAGGATCAACAGCTGAAGTTCTCATGCGAGAGGTTGCACCACACTCACATCGGAAGACCTGATATTTATTAACCGAAGTATAGTAGAATCCTTCAGGTGTTAAATGCTTAGAACCACAGTTAGGACAAATAGGCTCATCACACTCATAATATAGATTAAGGTTAGGATGATTCCGTATCCAAGGTCTAAGTCTGAGATAGACAGCTTCTAGGCATTCAACATCCCAATTATTATACTTAAACATATACTCTAGAGCCTCAGGCTTACCATCAACACAGTCTGACCATAATTGGAAATTAGTCTCTAACTTAGTATCAACACCAAGAATCTTAGCTAAGTAATCTAACTTATTTGATGTAAAGCCAAACTGCTTCTTAGCAACTTCTAAAGTATCAATATTCTGATAAGGTTTAACAGGAGGAAGCCGATGTATTAGCATCCTAGCATTAATCTTTAATAAGTCAAACTTTTTACCATTGTGCGTAATGACAATATCTGCCTCATTTAAAAGTTTAGCTAAGCTCATAACAATTCTACGATCATCTTGAGCTTTCGCTTCCTCACTTGTAAGACAATCTCCTAGAACTTCTCTACCAAAGAGCCATTTAGCTGACCAACAGATAATATACCAATCTGCAAGAAGCTTGTCTAGATTTACAGAATCTTTCCATAGACTAAATACATAACCTTTCATAGGAGCAGTCTCAATGTCAAGAATAAGAATCTTAGGAGCTTTTATAACAGACTTAGTTATTCCTGAGTTACGATAAAGTCTCTTTGCTTCAACAATATCTTCCTTAGAAGCATGAAGTCGTCTCGATAAGGATCCTTTACCCATACGTACTAGGTAAGGTTTAACCTTAAATACCTCTAAAATCTCATTAACGTTCATATTAAATTAAGTTAAATTATTAATTAGCTATAATAGCTTATAAACTAAAAGTCCTCAAATATACGAAAAATTTTTCATATATCCAAGGACTTTTGTAAAAAAATAATAATTTCTATTATTTTTGGTAATTATCTATCGGAACTAAGGTAGATATAACGATTCATAGTTTGAGCAAAATCATCTAAGATATTTACAATACCAGCATATCTGCCAGCAGTCATGCTAGACTTTAAATACTCAGCTTTTGCAGCTAGAACCTTTAAGATCTCCTTAGGATCAGTAGTATTAGGAATATTAGGATTGATAATGCTATAACCAAAACGACTGTCATTAAGACCCATAATATTCTCAGTAATATCATCAACATACTCTAATAAATCTTCGTTTATTTCATCTATCAGTAGATGTAAAGATTTACTATAAGTATTCCAATGAATCTCCTTAAGTTTAAAGTATGAGCCATAAAGTTCGTTAACGAAGGTTATAACTCTCTCGAAATCCATTTCCATACTAGATATATAATTACTCCCTGCTTTTGTCAAGCATAACCATCAGCACCTCTTCATCCATTTCTCTGGCATCAAAGTAAGCCTCGATTAGCTTAAGAACATCTAAAAGCTTGCATTCTACAGTGCCATGTAAATTTTCTCGAATAAGTTCATGAAGATCCCTAGAGTCTGAGTGAATAATCTCTTTATACTCTTCCTCACTAAGATAGTGACCTTCTAAACTTTTCTTCATAGCATTGTGTGCAGCTTCAGATATCATCTCAAGTATTGACTCAGCAGATAGATTAACGTGCAGGTGTTTCTTCATCATAACTACGAGATTTAAGTGATTTGTGCTTATTATCTCTACCGCTATGATTTCTTTTGAGACTCAGTATACTTACCTTCACATCCTTTAAAGTTTCGATCATTTCTTTCTGAGATGAATCAATATGACCAAGATATTTTTTTACGTCATCCTGGAGAACTAGAATCTCTGCTAAAAGAGCTTTAATCTCTCTGTTAGGAGTGAAGAAATTCTTCATCTTCTGAATAAAAGTTACACTAGGCATTCTTACTCTTAATGTTTAAGAACTCTCTCTTAAACAAGTCAATGTCTTCTGGCCCAAAAGTAATACCCAGCAAGGTCGGCTTATTAGGCATCGATCTCATCGTATCCTTCAGAGTATTAGACAATGACTCAATGTCGATGTTATCATTCCCATCCGTTAAGGCGTCCATAATAAACTTATACTTAGGCTTGCTAAGTATATTATTAGCGCCATATATTGCTACCGGCGCCAAATAAGGCACTCCTAAGTTCATGGCAATAGTACGAATCGACGAATTTAATGCGGCTTTTAATATCTCTAAATCAGACATGTTTATTTAATTTTATCTAGTAACTCAGGATGCTTGTCCAATAGATCTGCTACTTTCTGGAGCTTCTCTTGCTTAACAGCAATCTCTTGCTGTGCTTTGGATTTAACATCTTTAATCACACTTAATAACCGTTCACCGGCTATCCTTCCTTCAGGGGTAGTAATGTATTCATTACTGAATAAATTCATAAACCCTGATTCATAGACATTCTTAGCCTCAGAATATTCAGGAGATTTCTCAATTAATTTCTTCTCATCCTCTGTTAAATTAGATGAGACATTATTAATCTCCTCAAGTAGTGAATATTGAGGAGTACCACTTCCCATAGACTTAAGCGCCTCTATCTGTCCTTCTAACATTCGTAACTGGTTCTCCTTAGTCAACGGTGATTGGAAACCTTGATAAGCAGACCCTACTGGATATCCATACATAGTTGTAAAGATTACTAATTACTACGGAGTAGGAGCGGATGTCCCTTTCGTAGATACAGCATATACGAAGTAACCTCTGTTAGATGCTAACATAGCTGCAGTGGGAGTAGAGTTTATCACATTCTGAGTAACCTTGCATACACAAGGAGGAATTATCATCCCTATAATCTTCTCAGAAGTAATATCCTCAACAGTAGGAACTGTTGAACTCTGGATTACAGCAGCATTACTAGAATGTACTGTAAAAGTTCTACTCATATTGGTTACGTCTGTATAGCTTACCTGTAAAGCTAGATCTACTTTCGTTAAATAGTAAGTAGTTGAATCCAACGTGAACTCACTAGTATAACGAATAGTAGGAATTAACGTAGACGTAGGTGCTACGTCAGTCCTAGCAGGAGTGGGTAAACATACATTAAATTCAACTACTTGATTTAATGTAGTTCCCTCACCAAAGTTAGTTATTACTGTTCGTTCCATCATGATCCCAATTAATTAGATTCAATTACTGAACTACAGTAGTAGAGGAGCCACATCCGAAACCAAAGGGATTATTCATAGGAACAGCTACCTGCGGATAGGGCGGATAGCAAATCTCTCTGTAGGGAAGCCGGATCTCACCGTCAACTTTATTCCAAGTTCGGGAATCCGTGTATCTCTCAGACTTAAGAGCTGAAATCTCTGCTAACAGAGGTTGTGTGGCTTCGATAGCAGCAACCTTCTTGTCAAGGTTTATAATACCCTGAGCCAGCTGGTTGGCATACTCACCAAGTCTCTGGTCAGCTCTGTTCGACTGAGAAATAATTTCTCTGTATAATTCTATGCCAACATTGTCAGCATATTTTTCAGCTGCTAAATTAGCAGCAGCGGCTTGGTATGCAGATACCAACTCCGATTGACCGTTGCAATTACCTCCGCCAAAGAGGCCACCCAACAGTCCATTACCGCAACCGCTACCACGAAGGAGCCATCCTGCGGTACCTATAATGCCAAGAGTTAATCCGGCATTACCAACGCCTTTAGAAGCAAATTCTGCCATAATTAGTGAAAGTTTTAAAAGTTAATTTGAACTAAATATAAATATATTTCGCGCAAAATATATATGTAATAGGACTACTGCCCGTAAGCAGTAGCCCAATATTACTCTATTCAACTTTCACTAATTCTTATAAATATTACTTAATTATAGTAATTGCCCTAAACTATAAATTAAGCTAAAATAGCTGAGATAACTTCATCCAGTCCATTAGCAATAGTTCCTAAAGTCAGGGTCTCTTTCGTACCTTCCTGGGTAGTTGCACACAGAATTAGAAGCTGCTTTTCAGAAGCCTGAGGCGAAGTAGCTTCACCACGATAGAAGAACGCAAGATCTAATGAATCGTACTTATTCTCATAGTTAACCTTATATTTCGTCGTAATGTTCAACGGATAATTGTTCATACGATAGAAATCACCAATTTCACCGTGATAGAAGTACTCAAGGTCAGCAGCAACCTTACCATTACCATCGCCAAGTGAACCACCTACAGTCTTCGTAAAGAGACCATTGTCTACATCCGAAGTATCAATCCAATCAAACGACTCAAAGTTGGTATTACCAGTAGATGAGATTGAAAGAACAGGATTAGGATAGATATCGAAATTATAGGAACGAAGCTGTACTTTACCCATAATCCAAGGTTTCAGATTATCAGCAACTTCCTCAATAACAATCGTATTTGCAGTGCCTCCAGTTTCACCTTTAGCTGTAAGAACCGGCCAGTCAAGCTTATTGTACTTCTTGCCAGATACACCATACATCTTGTTAATCTGACTTGCAAGACCATCCGTAAGTTCTTTAGACAGAGTAGCAGCTTCAGTTGCAGAACTTGTAGTATATGATACTACTCCAACCATCTGATCTTCCTGTGAGCCAGACATAACTTCACGAATCATAACACGGAGACTATACTCCGTATTAGGAGCAAGTTCAGCCTTATTAACCTTAATAGTTACTGTACGCGGTATGCCTACCTTAAAAGGCCTCTTAGCATATTGTCGAACCTTATCCTTTTCGATAATATCCGACTTCATTACGTCGGTATAAGCATTAGTGTACTGGATATAAAATTTCTCCACATCGCTAGCAAGCACCTCACCAGCAGCAGGTTTACCTTGATTCCCAGTACCAACCTTAACAACTTTATTGCCAGTCTTTAGATCAATAACTTTGATATCGTTTGCAGAGTTTGCAACAATGATCTGCCGAACAGCATTTTCAGTAAAATTTGCCATATTATAACATTAATTAAATTATTCTACTCTGCGATTCAGAGCTATTTGTGTATTCAAACTATTTTCTTTATAATCACGTGTAGCTAACTCTACAGCACGATTTATAATCAACTCCCAAAGGGTGGGGGAGATCTTATTATCTAAATTCCCATCAACATTTGCCTTACGTTCTCCCATGATAGAGAGGTTTCCGATACTAATCCATTCTGCTGAATCTAAGTCTACTAGTATAATAGGCTCAGGTTCTTTCATGTAAGTATAAATGTATTGAAACTCTTTAGATACAAGATCTTCATTAGATATTAATGTGATTTGACGTACCGTTGTATCTTCATTGGTAGTCTCATCAACACGCCATACTCTTAGATCTGAAGGTCTCCTAAAAGGATTCCTCATAAGCCTATAGGCTTCATCAATATCAACAGGTTTAACTACTATATTGCGAGCCTTTAGAGTAGAATTAATTGGACCCTTTATACGCTCAGCTAATAGCTGAAGTACATTAGCATTTAAGTCTATAACATAAGAATTAAGCCCTTCTATCTGATTAGGAATAAGCTGCGTAATAACAGCTGTTCCTGTGAGAATATAACGTGGAAGAAGAGATTTAACAGCTTCTGTACTATCAATGGTGTCACCACCCATAGTACCATTATAATAACTTGAAACAACCTCTCTGTGCGCTTGAGTTAAGAATAATGATATTTCATACTCATTAAGACCTGGTGCAGCTGCACTTAAGATATTATCATAATGTAGATTAAATTTCTGAATCAGTTCCGCTGCAGTCATAATGTAAATTATTTCTTCGAAGCTTTGATCTTAGCCTCAAGCATTAATTTGTATTCTTGATTCTTGACAGCATTAATATACCTAGCAGCATTAGCAAGAGTAGGATCATCCATACCTTCACACAAAGGAGTATTGTCAGCTTTGTAATAAAGGTCTCCTCGCTTCTTAATAAGACCTGCATAAATTGCATCCTTAATCATTACCTTAGTTTCAAGATACGGATCCTGAAGAATCTGTATGAACAATTTAGGATTGCTCTGCATATTCTTAAATGCCTGTGCCTGGAGCCAATCAAGAGTACTAGATTCTGAAACAGGCTTACCCTCAAGAGTCTCTACTGCAAACCGCAGTACAGGCTTATTCTCTAGGAATTTGCCTAATTCAAAGGATGCTTGCATAGCTACATTCATCTCCTTATTGAGAGTCTTAACCTCTTCTCCCTCTCTGATAAGCACATATCTATAGGTTGCTTTAGGACTGGTCTTAAGAGTATCAAGACTAGGAGCAATAGTATCAGAATTAGCTAGCAGAATCTTATATTTAATATAACCATCAGGAGTGGAAAGATCTAGAATAGTATCCATCTTACCAAGTCTAACAATAGCATTATCAGACTCCCAATAGTTATCTTCTTTTCGATAGATAGAAAGAGCATTATCCTCAAGACCCATGGCCATTTCTAAGAATTTCTTCTCAGCTTTAGTAAGAGCATTCTTGTATGAACCCGACATCAGAAGCGGTAGCGTATAGATTTTTACTGCGGTTTCAGCCATTCCTCCATAGAGAGCGTGAGAGGGTTTGTCAATATTACCAGTAGGCTTAAGAATACACCTTACAATAACTTTCTCATTCCTGAGACAGTTTACTATCGGCTCATCCTCTACAGACATTGTAGAACTCTTCTTATCTACTTTAGAACTTTTCGTAGGTTTAGGTACCTCAACTTTTACTTCCTCAACTGAGGTGTCAATATCAATATCACCAATATTGCTAAAATTTTTATCCATAACTTCTCCCTTTATTTAAATGAAGGTAAGTGGGATTTAACTCCCACCTACCTATAAATGAGTTATTACTCAGTAAGAATATTCGGAATCAGACTCATGGTACGAGTAGGATCCAGGATGAATACACCCAGAGTAGCCATCTTGTGGATCTGTGCAGAATCCTCAGGATACGACATATACGGGTTGTTCATACCACCTGTGAACGGGTTGCGAAGACCCCACATGTAACCACGATACTCTTCCTTACCACGAACCTTAGCTAGCTGAATATTAGGCTCCTCAGTAGTACCAATGCACATAATGTCATAACGGTACGACTCTGCAACACCGCCATTCGGGTGCATGATCTTGTTACGTACCTGATCGTCGTAGAGAGGATTAACATCAATCTTAATAGTTAAACCATTAGGAGCTTTGTACTCTACGAACTGGAAACCTGCACTCAGAGCATTCTCATGAAGCTTGCTCGAAGTCTTTGAAATAATAGCAGGATTAGCTGCATTGCCACCAAGATACTGGAATACAGTCCATCCAGATACTACATCAAGAACTGCCTTATGGAACTGTACAGCACCACGAGAACCAGTCTCAATAACAAAGGTACGATCCGAGTAATCAAGCTTCGACTCTGACAGCTCGAAGAGAGCATCCTCAAGAGTCTTCAGACTAAACTTAGTGTAATAACGAGTATTACCTACAGACATCTGAGCACGGATACCATCGCCCATCTTAATGACATTACCGGACTTACCAAAGTTCAGATACTCACCGTTCTTATTACGGTTCGAGCGGCCAAACATTATAATGTTCGACTTATATTCTGAGAAGGTTTCCTCCAGCTTATAGTCTACATGGTGAATCCATGAATTTGCTACTTGCTTGTTACCAGCCTTATCTACAAAAGGTATACCAATAGCCAGCTTCTTATCAAGAATATTTCCAGGAACCTTAGTCTGGATACGAATGTGTGACCATTCATTACGCATAGCAGTAGAGCTAGTATAACGAACATCACCTACTTCCAGCGACATCGTATCCTCAACAGGAGCATATTCCCAGCTGAACCGTTTACCAGCAACAAGCTGACTTACGGGCATGCCATCAAGAACGCCTCCCATAAGTTCTACGGTATAAACTGCATTCGAACCTTCAAGTCTCGGCTGACCCAGAATACGCAGGGGATAAACCTCATTAAGTTCACCTACGATTACCTCGCCATCAGCAAACCAGTCTTCGGGGAAAACAACCTTGAAGGGCTGTCCGTTGGCACCAGCAAAAGTCTCGGTATCCCCAGTATTCACAAGAACTTGATCACTCATATCACGAGCCTCTACAAGGGGAATATTACGACGAGAACTGCCAATGACTTCCCAAGTGTACTCATCATCAGTTTCAAAGTACTTAACAGGGAATCTCTGGAGATAACTATCGAGGCTCTTACCACGATGCTGAGCCAGAAGCTGTACCATAATATTAGTAGCTTTCTGAGGCGCACGACCAAAAATAGCTCCGATGTGGTTATCTCGGGTTAAGCCTTTCCACGAAGTGAAGGCTTTCATTTGAAATTTACCTAGTTGCATAATTTATTAATTTAATTAAACGTCAATTCTATCAATGAAGTCAAAGGATTCTTCCTCAGGCTCCATATTAAAGTTAACGCTACCATCATCCAAAGTTCTAGTATTGTTGAGTTTATGCTCTAATTCTCGTAGAGCACCTTTCTTAGCTTTAGTTAACTTCTGATTAACTAGCTTATCAATATTCTTAAAGCCATCCGTAAGTGTATACATTAGAGAAAGGTAGTATTGAGCATCCAAAGAATTCTCTCTAATATACTTCTGAATAGGAGTCATAATATGACCATCCTCATCTTTGTAACTAGCCTTAGTCATATTATTATAGACCTTCTCTCTAGTACCCTTATCAAGGTTAATACCATCAAAAGGTTTATCAGTATTTAGTACCTTAGCTTTAAACTCTTTAAGCTGTTTCTCCTGAGCAGCTTTTGCAGCAGCAGCAGCAGCTTTTCTTTCCTCAACAATAGAATGATATTCTTCTTTATAGAAGTCCAAACAGCTTTCAAGAGCTGCTTTAGCATCTTCAATATCTGTACCAGCATTAATAGATCTCTCTACTTCTCGCTGAGCACGTTCTTTCTTAAATCCACGATTAATATAATCGCTATATATAATCTTCTTACGAAGTGTTTCTGCATCATCAGATTCAGCTTCAAGCTCCTCTTCAGATATATCAGAGAGATACTGAATAGCTCCCTCATAACGCTGAATAACATCAGGTTCCACACCGGCATTAAGCATATCTCGGATACGTTTCTGCTCAGCATCTAGACCTGCATCTATCTGCTTCTTTAAAGCTGCAGCGAAAGATTCACTATCCTTTATCTCTTTGATTTCATCTTCGCTTAAGTCTGGGAAAATACCATCTTCGTAACAAGCCAGTGCGACGGAAGCAAGTATTGGTGTATTGGGAGAAGTTTTATCGCTAGGATCCTTGTCCTTAGTGGTATCTTCCCCGCTTAAGCTAGGATCAGGATCTTCTCCTTCTCCTTCCTCAGCACCTCCGCCCTCTTGCTTACCCTTAAAAATCCCTTTAGGATCAGGGTCCGCATCTGTACTGGTATCTGTAGGAGGATCATTATCGGGAGCTCCAAACTCCAGATCTTCCTCCTCAATTTTAATATCAATAGCGTCGTCTCCGAACGCATTGAGTAAATCCATTGATAAAGTTTCTTCCATACTTCTCCAAAAATTTTAATCTTAATTAGTTAATCTCTTTACATAGATTAATGCAAATATATGAATATTTTTTCATATATAAAATACTTTTAGAAATTCACTAATAAATTACACCAATAATTACTACTTTATTTCCTATTTAACAGTAATCCATATCTGCTCTCCAGCAGCTACAGCTTTGTCAAATTTATCTAGTAAAGCTAAGAAAGTTACCTTGCTGTTAGATATTCTTCCACTAAAGTAATTCTTTCCAACTAAGATACAGCCTGACGAATCAGCTGCACTGTTACCCCAATGTATTAATATCCCGGTAAATGAAGGAACATTATTTAGCAGAGGCATATTCCTATTATCTACCTTAGGGCTAAACTTAGGAGAGTTTACTAATGTAATTCTATATCTACCATTAGGTATAGCAGTTTCATGCATAACCTTCTTCTCATCTCCATCAAAGATACCATTAGAATTCTTATCTCTATCGGTATCTTCAACAGTATCACATTCATATACACCATTCACATATAACTTTCCTCCAGTATATGAATCCTGTCTATCTATACGCTGTAAGAGTAATTCCATAACTAAGGGATTTCTGGACGATTAGTAGTCTCCCCCCTAGCCTCTTTAAGCTCCTGTAACAGCTCATTAACTGTTGCATGAAGTTCTTCATTAACCTTCAGAAGACGTGCTATTTCATCTCGGTAGAACTCTCGCATTTTAACAAGAGTTTCTATCTCAACAAGAGTTGCATTAGCATCTGAAGTTCTCTTGCCACCAAGTTTCCAGGTAACAATTATTGAGAGTAAGTTAGATACTCCTAGAGCGCCCAGCAATGTAAACCAATCCATTATTCGATTACTTGAATGTATCTCTCAGTCTCGGAGTAAATGTAGGGACTCTCCTCAACTACATCAACCAATAGAACCTTATGTTTACGTTGAAACCATCTACATAAAAAGAACTTCTTGGGAGGCTTAATAGTCTCCTTCTGAAGATGTCCCACAACGGATCGTTCACTCCTAAACTTAGGTTCTACAGCTACCTTATTAGGATACTCTAACCCAAGTCTAAGACTATACCACTTATCCCTAATAGTAGTATCAATCTTAACATTAGGTTGAAATACTGTATCCCGTAAAATTACAGTGTCCTTCTTGGATGCAATACTCAGTTGATATTCTAAGTATCGAACATCCTTATCTCTAATCTTAAGCTTCTTCTGAACTTCTAATAACTTCTTATTAATAGAATCTTTACTAAATTTAAGCTCTTCAATAGTAAACTTAAAGGCTCTCTTCTCATTAGTAAGAGAATCATTCTCCGCCGCATACGCTTTTATATTAGTATATGCAGCAGAGACTTCTTCTCGTAAACTATTAATCTTATTATAAGCTCCGAAGCATAACCCGCCAAGAGCTAGTATTACTAATCCTTGAATTGCTATTATCTTCCACCGCATTATTAAGCCATATATCTTTCTATAAGTATATCAAAATCTATCAGTAGTTCATGAGAAGTTGATGGAACAAACGAACCAGGATCAATCATAATTCCAACGTATGCTCCAGTATTAGTACCATCTACTTTACTGTTACTAGTCGATACTCCTACATTACAAATAGGAGTATTTGTCCACATACTAGTTGTGTCGAATACTTGACGAACAATGCCATTATACTGTAATTTAGATGGATAACTATTAGCATTTCTACTATTAACTACTCTTACCTGTATCAGCAATCTAGTATCTTCTTGAGTCGTACCACCTAAAGTTAAACTAATTCCTGGAATACTTCTATAATCTAAGGATATCTTAGACGTGTTTATTCCCTGAAGAGTTATTCGGCCTCTAGCAATAACATTTGAAGGTAGAGACATACCAACTCCTCTAGAGGCAAGAGTTGTAACTCCTAACCTATTTGTTAGTGTGAAATCTCCAACATTGCGACATAACACTGTTCCAGATACTACACCTTCACTTATCGAGCTTACGACATATATGTAGTCAAAAACACAATTCGGTCCTAATAACACGCTAGTACTGTCAACATCATTTAAATCTCCTTCATCATTAAATTGAGCATCTCCGCCTACATGAACATGAATACCAGAGATTTGTTGATTATATATTGAATGATTATAAATAGATCCACTATAAGCTTTCCCAACTTCTAAGGTAGATACTATCTCAGGAGATAAATTAAAGTTAAAATATGCAGTGTCATCGGATCCTATAGAGCTATAAAATGTAGTAATAGCTGCATTACTATCTATAGTTTTGTCAGCATACGTATAACTCTGAGATATACTACTACCTAATTGCAGGTAATCCGCAACTATTGTACCATTAGCATTGAACTTAACTTTACCTGCTGCAAGATGGCCTGCTCCAGTAGCAAAGTTAAACATTATGTTAGGAATAAATGTCCTAATACCAGGTTTAGCAGGATCAGTACTATCAGCAGGTTCTCCAGGAGTTACACTATTAAAATTCTCATAATGTGTAGAAGTATTCCCATTTTCATCTACTCCCTGCTGACTAAACATGTAGTCTCCATTAAATACTGCAGAGCCAATTAAACCATTAGCAATGATACCAATCTTGGCATAAATAGCTTCGAATGCTTCAAGCTTAACCCAACTTCCACTAGTATCCGTACTAGGGCTTTCATTATTATGTAAGGTTCCTTGCCAAGATCCTACTTTGTTTAATACATAGTAATTAGCATCCCCAGAATCATATACATAAGGAGCCTTATACTCATCACATAAATAGGTAGTATTTACATTATAAATACCTTCAGGATAAACAACCTGACCTTTAGAACCAGGAGCACCAGGTGTTCCAGGAGCTCCATCTAAGCCATTAGTACCACTTAGTTTAGCAGGTATAGACCATGCTCCATCTACAGAACCAACTCTATCAGAATTGTCTTCATAGTTAATGCGAGCCTGTATAAACCATATATAAGGATTAGCTTCAGTCACCGTAGGAACAGTTGTACTCCATCCCGTAGGATTCCTATTATCTCCTAAATCTGTACTACCAGTATATGTAGATTCAGTACCTAGGCAATACTGTACTTCAATACCAACTCCAGGGATTCCAGATACTCCATCTTTACCTGCTGGTCCAGGATTTCCTGCAGGACCAGTAGCACCATCCTTACCGTCTTCCCCCGGAGGTCCTTGAGGTCCAGCTTCACCACTTATAACAGTAGGAGTAGACCAATTGGTATATAAGGTATCATCAGGATTAATTGTGGCTACAATCATCCACATAAACTCCTGAGTAGCCTTAACAGCAGGGGTCATAGACCATCCTGTAGGAGTCCTCATAGTCTTATCAAGAGCAGGAGGAGTAATATTACTGAAGTTTATTGCAAAGCGAAACTCTGTATATTTACCATCCTGAGCAGTACCATCACGACCATTTACAGGTAATACTTCAGACCATTCAGATACAAGACCTGTAGATCCTATTACTGTACCAATACACTGCCACCAGTTACCACTAGTAGTAGGATAATCTTCCCACCCTTCAGGATTAGGATCTGTACCAGTAGGAGGCTCAGGCTTAGTATTACTTAACTTATAAACATAAGTCTTATAATTAGGAGCACTTCCGGCTGGCCCTACTGGCCCCTCAGGGCCTTGATCTCCCTTATCACCCTTATCTCCTTTAATACCAGTCATGAGAAGAGGATCGCTCCACTCACCTATTAGTACTGTATCTCTAAAGGTTGCAGTAATAGACCAAATACTATCTGAAGTAGTATGAATAGGAACTGCATTTCCCCAAATAGAGCCAGGGTTAGCATTATCCTTAACAACAATAGGAGGAGTATCTGGAGTACTAGTCTTAGAATACATCATTCTAATACTGGTACCATCAGATCCATCAACTCCTGGTTTGCCATCAGCGCCGTCTTTACCATCAGTTCCGTCCTTTCCAGGAGGGCCTTCAGGTCCGGGAGGGCCTTCAGATCCCTTTGGTAGTCCAAAGCGGAACTTAAAGATGTTCCCATCTAATATAACAGAGGCATCTGCTTGGCTAGTAGACTCTACTTGGTCTACTGTAGCTTCGAAATTTTCAGGAGTATCTCCTCCCTGACCTCCTACTAAAACCCACTTATCTTGATTACAATCAAAGGCTAGTAGTTCCCACAAAGGAGAACCACTAGTCGTAGGATGTAGCCAAGTAATATTAAGAGTTTCTTCGGGGGGGGGGGGTTCGATACCTACCCAAATTTTTCCAAATCCATTTATATAATGATACATAATATCTATAACTATTTTGGAGGGGATATTAACTCTATTTTCCTGAAATGTTGTAAACACCCATAATGTAATAGTCATCTTGAGGAACACTACCATTCGTATCTATGTGTAGATTGAAGTAGTTGTGCCCTATCAATTTGGTGCTGGCATTAAAGGCTAATGCTGCAAACTCCCCGGTACCGTAATCTACATACTGCTCATCTAATGCAGCAGCATAACCTTGGATGGAATTGTCTACAGCACCTACATGTACAATGGCGACTCCCTGCATATAAAATGTTGATGCCTCAGATCTTCTCATGAAGTCTATACGGAGTATATCGCTCTCTTTCAAAGCACGGTTCAGAGGTACTTGAACCTCACCTAAACTAATGTTGATATGAGGAGCAACTTCAGTACCCTGTTCTAACCAAGTGGAGAGCTTCTCTACTGCAGAGCTCCCTCCTATCTGGGTCCATTGGGTGGTACTACCAATACAAGCTCCAATGTAAGCATTGGGAGAACCTGTCTTGAAAGCAAAGATTTGGAAATAATCTCCTTCGTTGCGACCCATGGAGATAAAGCCATTGAAAACGCCTGACTCCGGAAATTGGTTCACCTCAGAGGCCGTGACACTACTTGTATAAAACGGTATAAAATCACCCGGTCTGTAGCTATAAAGCAATGCCGATAATGCGTCTTTAGTAAAGGCAGTAACCTGTACGGCTTGACCCAAGCGAGTAATAGGAGTAGTATTCCATCCTACAGTGTCCTCTGCTATATTTGCACGCCCCGTGTAGAACATGCCCCTTGCAGTATCTACCATCATGTAGTACAGCAATCTTTGGTCTCCGGTTATGTAGATGGGGCTTGCAATGGCTACACCTACGAACGAAGTGGCTCCATGGTTGTTATTAGGGATATGACTTGCATCATTGGCATAAAATAAGAAACTCTGACCATCCTTGGTGATATTAACTGAGGGAATCGCAAAGTCTGTAATTTCTATAACTGAGACATCCCCCTTAAACCAACTCTTTTTTATAACAGGATAAGGCCATATTGTTATATCATAAGTAGTAAGATCAACTTCAATCATTACAGTATTAACCTGCTCAAAAGGAGGTTCTTCTCCATTATTAAGTCCAGGTTGGCCTTGTGAATTAATAGGTATATTTCCTGTTAAAAAATATGCTTTACTGTTATCTACAGAAACCTTAAAATAAGGAACATAGCTTACTTCATTAGGAAATAACATTAATACAGACTTTTTAAGTTCCTCTACACGTGAAGCATCTATCTTTTGATTCTGAGCTTCACTTTCAGATACAGTATAAACATTAAGCCCACTACTTGCTAAGTCAGCAATTTGTTGCGCTGTTACTTTCTCTGTAGCCGAAACTTGGAATTCTTCTGTACCAGTAGCTGCAGACTTTAATGTAAACTGCGAAATATCTTTAAAAGTATTTGCCATATTTGAAATTAATTATTGTTCAAAACTACCAGATATTTGAACAACCTTGAGAATTTTGATAATTGAGATCTAGAAATTCTTGTAATTTTAATGTCACAATCTTAAGTAGCCTTTGACCAAAGTTGCTCCCCATTATAGACAATCCTTTTGATGGTACTTAAAATCTCTTTTGAGGAAGATTCTGTAAAATGGCCTGCTTTAGTCTCATCATAAAGACTATATGTCCCATCCTCATAAGTAGCAACTACAAGATTCTGAGATACAGGAGGAGTATAAGACCATATTATTACTCCGTTATAAATAACCCTCTTAATAAGAGCATTATCATTTGTGGCCAATACTTTACCATTTAGGGTAATAGTCTTTATTCTATGACTCATAAGTTAAGTAGTTTCTTCTAACTCTATATAGAGTATGTTATCTTCTTGCATAGGAGCTGTCCCATATACTATCTCTACTCCTTTAATCATACTCGATCCTACAGCGTTAATATTTGCGCGAGCTAGTTGCTTTTGGGCATCAGTTAGATCTTGACTTACATTATATCTTACAGAATCAAAATGCAAATCTGTGGCACTAACTGCTGTTAACTGTTTAGTACTTA